GCAGCAGCGTATCCCCCAGCCTCACCCTCCCACCGGGCTGCACGACCGCCAGGGTCTTGTCAGTGTTCATGCTGATTCTCCTCTTACGCGGGCGAGGGAAGTTCGGATTTGCTGCTCTACCGATTCCGGTAGGTACTCGCCGTACGCGGCAATATCAAAAGCCTCGATCAGCTCGGCGAGTGCGGCGCGGGCTTCTCGCGCTTCATAGTTCTGCCGTGGCTCGTACTCCGCATGCCTCTCCTCGAAGTCAATTAGCTCGTCCATCACCGCCAGCACATCGACAGCCAGGGTCTTGTTGTCGGTGGTCATGCGGATGCTCCCATTGCGTAGTCAACAGCCTTTCGGGCTTCGCGGATCATGCCGAAGGTGATCGGGCAATCTTCTTCCGGATAGCTAACCTTGGAGTGATCCGGCTCAGATGCCTCTGTCAATTCGCTGCAGAACTCTTCCTCCACAGCGCTGACCAGTACCTTCATCGGCGGCAACCAAGAGCGCAGCCACTCCAACTCCGCGCGCAGCGCATCAGCCTCGCGCTCCTTTGCGCAGGACAGTGCTACAGCATCGAGCGCGGCCCTGGCGGCGTTTTGTAGCTCAGCACGCAGGCGGGCTACCTCTGCCTCGTGGTCAGAGTGGAGGACGTAGTCGCCATCAGCTTCCTGATTCATTTCACTGAAGATTCCACCGGGGTACTCACAAACCCCGTGGTTGAATCGCTTAATCCCACTCATCCCAACACCCTCCTAGTTATCGATGGCCCAATCTACCATCGTTGTTTGATTTGATAAATATCAGGAATGGAACAGTACAGGTCATAGATAGAACACTAGCCACGGACCGCTGCGATGGGGTCGAACTTCTTCCCAGCCAGCACACGATAGCGGATGGCGTCATAGGCATGGTCCTCTGCTGAGGTGTCTACGTCATCCGGATTCTTGGGGTCACGAGGCAGCACTGGAAGCTGGGCAATCGCTGAGCGGCAATGATCCATGAAGTAGATTGCAGGACGCTCGGGGTACTCCTTGCCGGCCTCCTTCACGCGGGATCGCAGCAACTCTAGGCCGATCTTGCGGGTTCCAGGCGCCTTATCAGACTTGCCCCAGCGGATGCCAACGGATGCCATCTCATCGGCGATAGTAGGCGTCCCAGGTTGGGACACTGCACTGATTTGGTTGTCGGCTGGTCCTGGCATGACATTGCGCGAGATATGGCCCGATTGTCGCATGGCCGCTTCACGGTCCTTTATGCCTTGGGCAACCTCACGCGGGGCCATCTTCAAGCCCTCATTAGGAGCCTTGGCCCCATACCATTCCCCGCACAGGATGATAGACCCACGGGGCGGACAGAATTTGTCGCCGTTGGGGAGCGTTGCCTCCGTACCGTCAGCCTCAGCCCACCAGCACACAGAGAACGGGTGAGTGCTGCCCCAGTCAAAGGAGCGATCCACAGTCCAGCTATGCGGAACGTTGAATGCAGGAACGATGACCCGTTCAGACCAAACATCATCCAGCGCACCGCCAGCCACGATGTTCCAGTCACCGGACAGCATTGCCTTAATTAGCGCGGCATTGCCCAATCCCTCTAGGCGATCGGCATAGTCGGGGTCATTCTCAGTCAGAGTCGGGTTGTCATCCAGACGGGCGGGGATGTACTGCCGCTTCAGGCCACCCTCCTTCTTATCCATCTGGACGATTGCCAGCGGCGGGGCATTATCTACAAATCCAGCCTTGACCCAGTTGTGGCCGGGGCCACCAGGATTAGAGCCGCATAGTATTCTCGGGAATAGCCCCTTCATGGCAGGCGGAACTACGAGTCCACCTAGACGCAGACGACCGCGAAGATACCGGTACATAGATGCGCTGAAGTGAGTCAACTCATCCATCAGCAGCACATGGATTTCGGCACCCTGATACTTGATTACATCCTTCTCATGCTGAAGGTGGCAAAGGTGAATCTTCGCCCCATTCCAGAACTCAATGAAGTTCTTTGAGTAGTTGATCTTCACATGCCCCGCATCGATCCACTCACCGAGTAGGGCAGGGAAGCTAGTCGGGCCTTCCATGTGATTCTTATACAGGTCATCGAACAGACGCCGGAACAAGTAGACCTGCAAACCCGGAACCGTCGCGCACCACATGATCGAGGCCACGCGGAAAAGGTGGCTCTTACCGCCACCCGCCGCGCCGCCGTATAGGATTTCAGTCGCCTCAGACTCATACGCAATGGTCTGCTTAGCGTGAAGACTAAGGTTAAGTCCCGCCATCTGGCTTTGTCAGGGTCAAATTGATGATAGGACCACCCTTGTTCTCGACCTCTGCCTTAACCTCAGATCGGCTTAGCTTAGGCGCAGCGAACTCGGCCAACTGGGCAAGCCGCTGCAATGCCTTGTCAGGGTCATCTGCCGCCACATGCTCAAGCCAACGTGCGACGTTCTCAGCGTTGTCCTCTAGCAGACGTGTAACCGTCTCTCTAAACGCTGTAGTGGCCTTGTTGGGCACCCCAGGCTTCCTGCCGCCCGTTTTAGGTTTGTTAGGACCTGCCATCTCTGTTTCCGTCTACTTTTTCGATATATCGAATACTACACGATCTTCCAATCAGGGTCATTCTGAGTCTGAACCCAGCGAATTGTATCCCAGCGACTGTCACACGATGCTACAACCATGAATCTTGAACTATCACCGTCAATAGCCCCAACTCGCTCCCACATCAGTCGGTCAATATCCACCCCTACAGCCATTGCCGTCCGCTGCTTAGCGTTCCTAGCCTTCCTAGTCAAAGGCTCCATCTTGAATGGCTTGCCTACCTTATTCATCTACCTTCCTATCCTTTGTCTTTACAGTCAAACGGTAGACCTGCCCATTGTGTTCAGAGTAAATATTTCCATCAGAGTCATGCTCGCCGTGGAACATCACAAGGTCATTTCCAAATTTCACACAGTAACAAGTAATTTTAGTTAACTGGATAATTTGTTTATCACCTTCATCGACTGGATCAATCCCAGTTTCTGCAATAAATACTTGGCGGTCCCACTCATTCACGCCTCACTCCCCATCCAGTCCGAGTTTTTTCATTAGGGCGTCTGCGGTTTCATCATCCATGGAACCTATAATCCCCATCATTTCATGGACAATTTCTTGGTTGTTTGATAAGTATTCATCTTTCTCAGCCAATGAAGCCAACTCAGCCCTAAGCTTGATCTTGTCGCCTGCGGTCATACGTAAGCCCTCCTAATCCAGTATCCATTACCGTCACAATTCGGGCATTGTGCCTTGGGATTTGAGAATGCGTACCCGCCAAGGGTCTCATCGATATATCCAAGACCGCCGCAGCATTCGCACTCTTCCTCTCGCTCAAGCGGCATCACCGTCAAATGCCGGAACCTGGCATCTGCCTTCAGCGACTCCTCTACCACTTCAGTCATTGACATTGGACACCTCTGGGCGAGCGGCGAGCATGGCCCCAAACACCATTGCGGCAGTGCTTTCCTTGGTCAGCGGACCGCGCTCGTCCAGAACGTCCTCGGGGATTCCTGCCGTTGAGCGACCTGAGGCCTCAAAGTGCTGGCGCGGCGTCCATTTAGGACCTGCGCAGTGCTCCGCCATTACCGCAGCACGTCCTGCGTCCAGCATCTCTTCAGTCGGCTCCACCGGCACCAACACGTAACCTTGGAGCTGATCGTCACGAAGTGCCTCCTCGATAGCGCGACCTGCTTCCTCTGCACCGTCGATTCCTTGATCAAATGCGTAGGCAATAAATGGAAGCGCAGCCCTAGCAGCATCAATTAGACCCTTACCCGCCGTAGTGCTGGTGTCGATCTGTTCTAGGTTCATTCGATCACCTCGCGGAAGCAAACAGGCTTCCAACCAGGACGGATACCATCGGCAGCGGCTTCTTTACTCGCGTAGAAGTTGTATCCAAGGCCAACTTCTTCATGATGGTTAACCCAAATCTCTCGCGGCTCAGGCTTGATGCGGTAAAGTCTTGCCGGGATTTCTGACGAAATCTCGACCATATCAACCCAATAGCCATGGCCTTCAAGCATCTGAATCACTTTTCCTTCTGCCAAAGCCTGCACCAGCGGCAGGTAGTCCCGTGCGTTGTCCTTGTTCATCCCTTATTCCTCTCAGTTGTTAGATTTCTTCCCATCGAGCACGCATGCGCTCAATAGCCTCATACGGCACGCCATGCACATTCTTGAAATTGCCCGTAGCCTCGATCACGCGGACGGGAATGTTCAGGCTAGCTGCCATATCAAAGTAAGGCTGCATTTCCCACTTCTGCGTGAAAGTGTTAGAAACCACCACATGGCGTCCAGCTTCAAGCATCCTGCGGGCCCCAGACTGGCACCAGCCATGCGCAGCGCGAAGCTTCGACGGATCAAACACATATCCGACATAGGGCTGGACGAAGTACATATCAGCCTCAATGTGGTGGTGCATTTGCATCGACTTAGCCAGAGTGGACTTGCCACTACCCGGAAGGCCGCGAATCAGTACCAATTCCATTTAACTCATCCGTAGATAACGCCCCTCTGGCGCACCTCAATCATGCTGTATTTGTGGCCGCAGTGACAGATGGGCTGCTGGAACTGACTGTTCCAGATTTGTTCGTAATCTACTTCATGGACAGGATAGTCCGTGTCCTCATCACATACGGGGCATGACAGTTCCAACCACGGGTACAGCGTTGCCATTGTTACGTGGCGCATTCAGTCAGCACTCTTCCACATGATTAAAACGCCAGCCCATTCTTCAATGTCGCCAGACCAAATCATTAGCCGGTTGTAGGCAGGATACAACCAATACAGAACACCATTGTTCATGACCTTGCTGATTGCATGGCCCATCACCCATAGCGGGATAGATAGAAAGGCCGCAATAGCAGCCATCATCGCATTTTTCATTGGCTAGCCTTCTTCCCACGAGGCACAACATAGCGCCACCGATACACAGGCTTGCCATTTTTCTCACGGCAAAGATTGGCCCAATAGCCGCCATCCTTTAGCTTCTTTCGGTACGCCGCGCGCTCTCTAGGTCCACGACAAATAATTGGGATCATTTCACTTCCCTAGGAATCATGCACTTACTGTAAAGCTCTCGCGTAGCCGTCAATTCGGATTGGAGCCACTGGACTTGGTTGTCTGCGTCTGCTCCGATGCGAAGAACTCTTCCGAAAGCCTCTGCTGGTACTGAGGCTTGCTCATCCGATCCGCTGGAAGTGGGGCCAGGGGCGCTACCTCCTGGTACTCGCCGGGACATACAAGCTGCCCATTCGCCGCGCAGCCTGATACGGTCATTGCGAAGATCATCAACAATAGTTTGCTGCGCATGGATAGCCGACTCCCGTCCGGCCTGATAATTTTGCTCGGCCTCAGCCGACTTGGATTGGTACTCGATTACCGCATCTTGCGCCTTCTCACGGGCTGTAGCCGCCGCCTGAGTCGCCTTGGCCGTGGCTGCAATCACTCTATCCCGATACGAAGCGTAGGCGTCCTGAGCATTCCCAAGACGCCACGTCTGCACCCCAGCCGCTAGGAGGAATGCAGTAGCCAATGCCGCAAAGACAGTCGCACGCACGCCCCCTAGGGCCAGGATGATGGCGTTCATTAGCCTTCGCCAACCGCCGTGTTGCTAATCAGTCCACCAACAGTCTCGATCCAGTAGCCAATAGTCTGCGAGCAACCTTCAACGCCGTTACCGATGAAGCTAGCGGTATCGCTAATCCAACCGTTCTTGTCCTGCATAGTCACATCCTCTTAGTCTACTTTCTTCACTTGCTTGACGCTGGTCGCTGCCGGAATCAGGCCGGTAGCCAGCAGGGAGACGCCAATCAGGCCATGAACAGCAGCCGGGATCGCGTCAAGCATACGATCAGGCAACATCGCGTAAAAAGCAACTACTGCGGCGAAGTTGATTCCTGCCAGATGGGTAGACCAGCGCTTCCACCAACTGACCTTGATCGGCTGGACAGTGATCGGCGGGCCATCCGGCTTCTTATCAGGTTCCAAGATGATCGGGTCATCGGAACCGGCGATGCGGGCGGGCTCAAGGATAATCGGGTCATCGGGTGTCGGCATTGGATTTTTCCTTTTCTTTCAGTTTGGCGGAAGCTTCTTTCTCTACCTCTTCTCGCATCCACTGAGGCATGCGTCCGTAGATAGAAGAAAGGTAAGTTTGAGAACGATCCGACTCAGCCTTCCGCTCAGAAAGGTAATTATCGTATCTATTGAACTCGCGGCTCATCCATACAGCCCCCATCACCATACTTACAAGCATCATGCAGCACAGGCATACGCAAATCCAAATGCCACGCTCGCCTGACCCCATGTTGATCGTACTACTGCTATTGCCCGTATTCATGTTAAGAACCTTATCGGCCTTATCCGTGAAACGATGCAAAGCCTCAATCAGTTCCTTCTGATCCCCCTGAGAATCAATCATTATCTGTCTCGCCTATATGGTTCCGAGAATACTGGCACTTCCATTTTAACAGCAATCCTATAGACAACATCGCGCAGAGCGTGGATTTCTCCCTTTAGCTCATTGATCGATGAAGCCTTCATGTAGTCCTCTGAAACCTTCAGCTTAAAGTCTGTGTGGGCCTTCCATAGCGCCCAAACCCAAGCGATTAGACCGCTAATTCCTATACCCATCAAGGATAGGATCGGACCAATATAGGCTTCCATATTATCCTGCCACCATGTGTTCATGGGGATTACCTCTTACTGCTGATCGCAGTTCAAGGCTACCAAGGTTGGCTGAACCTCGCGTGCAGGTCATCGGATCACCCAAGCGGCGGCGTATTTCTGAGTCCACGTCTTCCGATCGCTGAGACCCAGCGTGCCGCCATTTACCACCTTAGTGACAGCATCCACCGATCCCCGATCCGCAATCTCATTCAGCCCGTTAGCACGCCAGAACCAAATCGCCGAGGCAACCGCCCCATCGGGATTAGCCACCCGATCCGGATTCTCTAGCAGGCTCTCATCACCCAGCCATGCGCGGCTGAATCGTCGGTAGTTATCACGGCCTGTAAGCTGTTTAATTCCTCGCCCACGGAAACGCCAGCCATCGCCAGGCTGCGTGTTCCCGAGATTCTTACGGCCCCACTCTCCACCATATAGGATATTAGCTAGAGCATTCTGATGGGCTGGCTGATCTTCCAGCTTCCAGCCGGTGCGCTTGCGAGCCTCGGCGTCAATCCGGCCAAACTTCTTAGCATCCGCCTCACTGATCCGGTGACGGCCAAACGTCTTTAGGATCGCATCCGCCGAGTAGTTCAAACTTTCTACTACGGTCCGGAATCCGCCGCTTTCGGTATGGACCTGCCCAAGGAACATTGAGGCCCGCTTCACATTGTCCATGATCCCGGCGGCCTTCATCTGCTTAACCAGTTCCTCCGCATACGGTGCGGCGGCTGGAGCAATTCGGACAATCGACTGTGCGGTAATCATAAAGAATCAGGGCGGTGGTTTACGCGATGGTAAGCCAATCCGCCCTGAGGTGCAAATCAACTTTTCAGCTTTTCCATAATGGCGCCAACAAGCAAATCCTGAATCCGATACGCCAAATCTCCATCCTCCATATCAGTAACCAACTTTGCTACACGCTGGTGGATAAGAGGAGCTGCCTCCTGCACCGCATCTTGCAGGATGTGCCATCCCTTGCTGGCGGCCTTATCCCAAGCGTCAGGACAGTTAAACACAGTGAAGGCAGAGAGTCCAGCAACTACTTTCTCAATCTGTTGTTTAAGAAATACCTCCATATTTCCATCAAACAGCTTATCTACCTCATCCCTCACAATCTCATAGGCGGAATTCTTGATGATTCGCTCAAAATCTTCTTGGCACTTTCGACCAGCGATTTCAGCAAACTTTTCTCGACAGATTCTAGCCTTGGCATCCTCTGACAAGTAATCGTCAATATTTACAGTAATCTCGCTCATCCCATCTCTCCTTATCTAATAACCCGCGAGTGCAATGGCGCGACTCGCTCTGCCTTCTCTCTATCCCGCTTAACCTGCTCAGACGTTCCGTGCCATGCTCGCCAAGAGGACTTTCCTGGATTTTTAGCCCGCTGCATTGCGCGTTCTTGGTCAGTCATTGGCATTGCCCATGTTAGCAAGCCAATCTCGGCCAGCGTCAGTTGCAATAGCGCCGAAGTAAGGCTGACGCATGTGGCCCGGCACTTCTTGCTGAGCCGGACCAATATAAATCAAATGAGGCGCTTTCTTTTGAACCTCACGAAGATTCACAGCATTTGCGTATCCCCAAATTTCAGCGCCAGTCGAGGCGATGCCAGCCAACTCCTTTACCGCCTCAGCGGAAATGCCATATTCGTTTTTCATCTCATCTCCCTATTGGCCCGTGGCCTTTGTGTGTGGAGCTAGATTAGCCATGTGCACTAATCCTATCAACATTACGGATAGGACAATCGAGTTCATGGATGGAACGATGGGCGTCGAGCAAAAAAAAGACCCGAAGGGGGATGAGGTCTTCGGGTCCGACGCAACAAGATGGGAGAGGGCACCTTGCAGCGCTACCGGTGGAGAGGGGCACCGGGCGGCGTGTGAACAGCCAGCTCAATCATAGTATCCAGTCCGATAGTCTATTGCAAGGGGCATACCATCGGGACTAAGTGTGTGATGAACTTTCTTGGCTTCCATATATGCATTGGCCGCCAATTGCTCATCATCAAAGTATCCAAGCGGGAAAAGCTTTCCATTTGCTTTTATCGCAGCTAACCATTTTCCAGTTTTCTTATGAAAAGAAACTCCAAGATGACTCGATGTAAGCTCCCTATTGCTATTCGCCTTCCTATTGTTTTGAGCGTTCTGTGCTGGACTTACATCCCTAAGATTTGAAATCTTATTATTCCTTCGGTCGCCGTCAATATGGTCTATCTGACCCTCTGGCCAATCCCAATAATAAATAAGCCATGCAAGTCTATGCGCATAGTATGACTTCCAATTTACCATTATTCTTATATATCCGTTAGCGTTTGCGGCAAGTTTGTTGCGCTCATGCCCAGCAATCTTACTAAGCCTAACGCCATTTCTTGGAACTATCCATGAGATGATTCCAGTCTCCGGATCATATGAAAGAAGTCTCTTAATTTCTTCTTCAACGCTTTCCATTTTATACCAACGTATTGGAGGTGCTGGAGGGATTCGAACCCCCGTAATCCTCTACGGCTACTTGGGTAGAAACCAAGACCGATACAGCGCCATTTTGTACGAATGCCCGGACTCGAACCGGGAAGCGCTTGGGTCTAATCCAAGCAGGTATACCAATTCCCATCACATTCGCATTTTGTGCCGAAAGTAGGTCTCGAACCTACAACCTCTGAATTACAAATCCAGCGCACTACCAATTGTGCTATTCCGGCAATGTGGAGCGAGCTAGGGTAATCGAAACCCTGTAGCTAGGTTGGAAGCCTAGTGCCTAACCATTCGGCCAAGCTCGCAATGTGGCAGCGACACTAGGAATCGAACCTAGGTAAACCCGGTCAAAGCGGGTTGCTCTACCATTGAGCTATGTCGCATCAAACTATCAACGAAGGTTGGACTCGAACCAACACCGGCGAATTTGGAGTTCGCTATGCTGCCAATTACACTACTCCGTCGAAACTTGGCGGGCCTACACTGAATCGAACAGTTATCCATCTCTGGATAGCCTGGCTTTCAAGGCCAGTTTGCACCCTGTGCGCGTAGACCCTAAATGCTGTTTGTAGTGGAGGCCGGAGGTGATCCCGGCTTATCACGTTGACCTTTCGGCCTGCTCAGGGGGCGGTGCGCACCGCCGTGATATACCCCAGTGATTCGCAGTCACTACCTGCGCATTCTCCACTACAAACAACACTTCAAATGAACTATCGGCTGATGATTGTGAATCCGTCGATCCCTGAGCTAGTGGATTTGAACCACTTCCTAGGCATGACCCTAGTTAACCATTAGGCTTTCGCCATACTCCAATCATCATGCGATAACTCACTAGCGGAATCATACAGGATTCGAACCTGCGGCGGACTTGTTATTCCCTAACTCTTCGCTAGAGCAAGCTACCCGCTATCCCTGCAACGGGATCACGTTAAACCACTCCGTCAATGATTCCATATCTCCCCCGCCAGCAGCCCTAAGCCATCTAGAGCCACTGGCGGGTCACTTTACGATACACGTTAGCGGCATGTACCGTCTAGATGGCGTTAGGGTTCCAAAATCTCCAACCCCATCCCTCAGCCTCGATTACGTCGCTACTCGCCTAGATCACTCTGCGGAGACGCCCGAAGGCTACACGACGCTCTAGGTGCCGCTGTTGTTTCGTCAAGCCAAGACCTGCGGCTGCTCGACTTCGCAGGTATCCGGACTACCGGGGCGCTGCGCTCGCCTACATCTGTTGAATCCAATCTTACTCTTGCTGGAATCCTATGCAATAGGCTGCATAGGACTCAGCGGTGCATATGTGGAACGATCATTATTGGTTAAGAGTGCTCATCAAGATAATCTATTGCGGCTAACAATGTATCACGATTATCTTTGGCAAGGCCAAGCATCATATTGCACTCAGTACAAAGCAAAGCCCTAACTTTTCCGCTTCCATGGCAGTGATCTACATGGAACGTTCCCTTACCCCTTGGCTCTGTAGTTTTACATATTTTACAACTACCGCCTTGAGTCGAAAGCATGGACTCATAGTCATCTATTGATATTCCGTACTTTCTTTTTAGCCAAGAATTGTATCTACGCCTTTTCTCAGCATTCCTTCTCTCGTCTGTCCACTTACTCTCTCTTTCCTTTCTCAATGCATTCTTTTGAGCATTTAGCTCAATCCTGCATTTTCCAGACTCATACTTTTTCTGTCTATTCGTCCAGCATGTCTTACATATATATCTTGGTCTATTGCCTTTTTCGCCTCGCATACTGGGAGACCAGTTATGGTCCCCCAGCTTCTCAAGGCAATCTTGGCAACAATCAAGATTTATCCTAGCTCGCCTCACCCTTGGACGTTTATAGGCTTTTTCCATTTTTAGCCTGTCTTGCCTCAAGAGTGTGATCTTTCCTTGACTTGTTGTATTCCAATTTAGCCAGCATAGCATGGCCAACATTGAGTTTCAGCGCGCCAGCTAGGTCAAGAATCCGGATGATCGTATCCGCGAACTCGACCTCAATCATAGGCCGATCCGGAAGATGATCGTCATTCAGACCCTTTCGGAATCCTTCTAGCGCCTCGGAAACCTCCGAATGCACTAGCGCAATCTTTCCCGCAATGAAGTGCTTACGGCCAACTTCATCCATAGCATCGTACTCATCCCACCAACCGGACTGGCGAGCCAGCCGGTGGCAGAGTGATTGCAGACAGACCATGCCAGCGTTGGCAATATCCTTGGCAGCCTCGCCAATCACTTCATTACTCATCGTCGCTCACCACTCGGCCTGCGTCGGGGTCGGACTCAAGCTCATCCGACATAACGACCGAATCGGGGACAGCCTCGCCATCAACCACATGGCCTACCTCGATGGGGAACGGCTTTCCTTCTTCAACTTCATTCCTCGGGAAATCGGGTGATTCAATCTCTGGCAGAACCTTGCACTCAGCCTTATCGAGACTCAGCACAATCTTAGTGCCATTGCCCGAGCCGGTGATGCCAGTCAGCCGGTAGCCGAATCCGCCCAGCACGTTTACTAGGGCATCGGAGCTAATCTTGGCTACGTCGCCTCGCAGGATTTGGCTGATGCGGCTGTACTGCACGCCTGCGGCCTCTGCGGCATCCTTAGCCTTCAGGCCATTTGTGGTTACGTGGTTCTTGATAGCTGCGGCAAGCGCGTTGCGAAGCGTGGTTGCGTTGGTGTGGGTCATATTTCCCTCTTAGATAGTAGGCGGTGCCGGAAGCGGCATCCAGTGCGTTGGCCGGGAGCCGCGAAGGGCAAACGGACCAAGCTTGTTATCAGTCACACACCACAGTCCATTAAACATAGACTCGCTATCCCCATGTTCAAAGTACGGATCAGTAGCGTCATCCTGAAGCCATGCAACAAACTGCTGATTACTAGCAAAAACTAAGACGCTTTCATTCTTAGGCGCTGTCTCAATCGGCTCCCAACTCATCTCTTGCCCCTCTTTCGTCGTTGAAGTTCTTTCTTCATCATCTCAGCTTCTTCCTTGAACCAGCGGGCCTCATGTAGCACCTCGCTCATGTCGTACCCTTGGCGGTGTAGGCTGAAAATCTCGTTTGCTAGCTCTCGGTCCAGAACCATGACGATCCTTAGTTGATCGTCTGTGTATTGGCTAAACCTTTGCTGCTTCGATTTCATTCTCGACCAACTTGGCATAGCCACCAATGTCATGCCAGTTATCGGCATACATCGGATCACCGCACACTGCCCGTGCCATTTTGTTGCAGATCATATGCAGGGCTTCGATATGGTAAGGCTCAAACTCCTGTCGGCCCTCCATTTTTTCACTCAGCGCACCAAAAAGCTCCACAGTCAGCGCCGAAACATGCGAATAGCTGCCATAGCGTGATCCTCTCTGCCGCAGCGTTTCATCTACGTTATTCACGACAAATCCACCTCTCTGCACTCGTAGCGGCCATTGGCCTTGCGCCCCCATCCGTGGACATAAACTAGCATACCCGACTCACGAATTGCACCGATATGCTCACTTTCTGCGATCTTTTTGATTCTGGCTGAGACATTCGGAGCGCTAGTAACCTGGACTAGCATGATTTCATCTCGACGGATTGCCAGAAGGTCGCCGATGTTCCACAAGTCATGGCGGCGGAACACTCCACGGAAGTTTGATGACCGCTCAACCACTGCCACGGTGTATCCGCGTGATCGGAGTAGCTCTAGGCTGCGGGTCGTAGGTGACTTAGTTGCCATCAGGTGTATTCACTTCCGCCCAGTGGGTTGCCTTGTCGGCGTGGCAAATGTCACCGTCATCAGGGCAATATACCCCAAATTGCCGACCGTCAAAATAGCCCTCCTCCCATAAATTCCCATGCGCAATAAGGATTGAAGTGTGAGGTTTTGGCAGTTTGCATCCATCTTCAATCTTAATCCACTCGATCACTTCCGCTTCCTCCTAGCATCCTCATCCTTCCACCCGCGCTCCCACTCTTTGCGAAGCTCGGCGCATTCTTCTGTCGGCCCGTAAGTTGGCCTGCTGTCGATTCCTCGGCCTGACTCCCTAGCCCAGGTTCCAGCTTGGTAGGCTTGCTCTTTAGGGGTCACTCTACATAGTCCAGCTTGGCGTAATTAAGCTCATGCTCAATAGTGGTGATTGCCAAGTCGAAAGCTTCATCATCCGTCAAGCCGGGGCGCGCATTGAACTCTACGTTCAAATGGCCGCTATCCAACCGGACCCCAACAACATATCCAATCTTCTCATCGCCCATATCCATCTCCTAGTAGTTGATTCTGTCGTTCCCACAATTCCTGTTCACTGCCATATTCTCTAGCGAACGCCTTACCGCCATCCAGCAGGCTTGGCCCATACTCCGCAACCATTTCCTTTGGCGTCATGCCTTCCAGAGGGACGCGCCGATGGTGCCATGCACAAAGAGCGTAACCGTACATGTGTCCCATCCGGATGTTTCCAGACTTCATGTGCTGGTAATCGCATCCCTCTTCATCGCAGCTAGATAGACCGCTCTCGCGCCTAACCTCGCAGGCCATACATGGGCCTTCCTTGCTCGCTACGATCCGTGCAGCCTCGTTCTTTGTTGGCGCGCTAGTGGATCGACCTCGCTTCATCGCTGAATTCGCAAATCAGCCCACATACCTGCGATCAGGGCAGCAATCATCGCAGCCCAAGATGGAGCATCGGTCAGCCAAGAAACGACTACGAACGCGATAACCACATACAGCAGGATAAGTATTTCACGAATCATCCCATCACCTTCTCTTTGTGATAGCTGCCACTCTGGAACCCATAGTCAAAAGCCTGGCGTTCAATCTCATCCTCATACGGGTTTCGGTACAGCATCCCCATAAGCGCCTGAGACGTTCCCTCATTCATGATGATGGAATATTTGGAGCCAATCTTGGGAATCTTGAAATCTACTGACACAGCGCTCTCCACTTCTCCACCTCTCTTGTGTAATGCTCGATTCTATCATTTTTGACAACCCCGTAGAAGCTAGGATCAACCTTTGCCACCTCTAACTGAGCAATGGCGCGCTCTAGCATCCGTTCCGGGCTGTCGTTCCAAATGTCAAGATTGCGTCCCTCTGAGCGCATATCTCACCTATTCAAAATCGTTTGGGTTGAACCCCATTCCGATAAGAGCCGTTCGGCACCACCGCACTGGCTTTGACTGCAATCCCTGCTCATCCGGATGGTCGCCAATCTGGATAGCCATAGTGATGGCATCCGAAGCTTGAGACTTGGTTAAGTCCTTGCTGCTTCCGCCAAGATAGATAAGCCCAGGCGAACCGTTTCCGGTGTCAATGCCTGGAAGCATCCGCCATCCAAGAACAGTTCCGCTAAGCATATGCCGCCAATCATCTTTGGACAGCCTATTGCCATGCCAAGCCAGTTGCGAAGATAGGTCGCCACAGACGCAGTTGAGCATTTTACGCTGCTCATCCGTCATCTTGGCCTGGCCTTCAACTTTCCAGTTCATGCCGTCCCCACATAGAACAATCGAACAGCCACAACGACAAGGCACCCGATCACAGCCCAGGTCACGATGCGCTCCTTGATCCGCTGACTACGCGCCTTGCGATCCAGCACACGCTGCCACATCTGCGCCCGCTCAACGTCAGCCTGAGTCTCGCGGCGAATGTCGGTGTACCTGTCTACGTGGCGGTTAGAACGACTCATCTCACCTCTCCAATTAGCAAAAAATCTTGGGAATAACAGCCATCGCAACCGAGAAGATGAACGCTACTCGCAAAACAATTCCGACAACATTATGAATCCTCATCGCGCGGTCATGCTTGATAGCCGCCTTTCTACAAGCCTCATGAAACTCAGCAAGAATCTGAGAATATTGCATAACAACTTCGCGGCTATTCATCTCATCTCTCCGTTAGGCCGTTGCCCGATGTGGCTAGATTGCCTCTATCCTATCAGTCGATCAACATCACCGGTAGAACGCTCAATCCTGCAAGTCAGGTAGTTCCTCTGATTTTTTCAGGTACATTTCTGAACGAGCCTCTGCTTCAATGGCCAGCCGATCATAGAACTGAGCGTTATCAGAATCTCCAACCATCTCCAAAGCCTTAACGTTAAAAGAATGAGAAAGCGCAAGATGTGTGTAGCTGATGCTTAATGCTTTGTAGTAAGCCTTTTTCATAAATCTTCCTTAGAAAGGCAATGGTCTAGCCTCTATTCCCCAAAAATGATCTTTCTTAGAACTTGGCGCAGCCTCTTCACTCCGCCCGTCCTGACCGAATTGCTCATGCCAATCACCACAATCCTCGCAAAAGATCGGCTCGTTTTCCCACCACTTCCAATCGCAATTAACTAGGCAGTGAACAAGCCAGCTTGCCCAATCAGGGGCGCTAGACCAATTCGGCTTACTCATCTCTTTTAACTCCAGGCTTGCGCATGTGTTTTTGAAATCCTTTCTCAAGGATCGCAAGCTTAGGAGCTAAATCCTTTGCCACAACAGTAACAATGTTAAACTTTCCGTGACCCTTCTTTTCCTCTTCACATAGATGCGCAATCCATTGATTCTTATCAACAAAGTCTTTAACGCAAGAGTCTACATCGCGCTTTGATCTTTCTGATTTGATAGCGGCCTCAATTGCCGCTAGTGGAAAGTACATCGACTTCTCATATGGGCCGTTCAAAATCTTATCTGCTGAATCATCGTCGCCATACTCCGCATAAGCGCGAGCAAGAAAATGTCGGGCTTCAGTCTTAATATCCATTACATCAGCTCCAAAAGCAGTTCATCATCGGAAATTTCAGAAAGAACATCAGCCATTGCCTGCGGCTTGATGTCGAGGAATTTGTATTCGTCTGCCAATTCCTGCTCGACGCCCGCAACCCACACCTTGCGCATCTCAATTTCCTTGGGGTTAGTAGACTGGCTCAGCCGTACGCGCTCATTGCTCAGGCGGGAAAGAATAGCGTCAAGGTGGCTGGTGTTCATGGCTGCGTCTCAGTTCGTTGGTGTAGGTCTAGATTACGGATTTACTCAAATCCTATCAACATCGTCAGTAGAACGATCATCTTCATGGATGTAACGATGGAGACGCGCTGCATCCGCCACGATCCGCTCTCCGCTCACCTTAGCCGTCTGCCGAACATCCACCGGCACGCTATTTCCGCTGGTAAACCAGGCTACTAGCTCGCGGGCTACTGCTTTCGTGTCTGTGTTCACAATGACACCACCTTATCGCTGATCGGCCAGCCTCGCCAGCCGTTGAATGCCCATAGGAGTCGATCTTTTGCCAGCGGCCTCGGCCTAGCTAGACGGACCTTGATGACCTTTTCCTTGTATCCGACCGCCAACGCAATCTCACTTACGCTGCATCCCTCACTGTGAAGGAGTCGGATCGTCTCAGCTTTGCTCATTGCCACTTAAAAGCCTCTCCCAATTCATCAATCATCTTCTGCACCTTTGCCTGATCTACTGGCTTGGGTGCGCCGTTGAGTTCAAATTACGCTTGTATCTTGATCCGATCAATATCACTTATGGAACACTTTGGTCACGAACACGGAACAATGATCCAAGCTCAGCAAGCGCTGCCTCGGCCGATTCCTTGCTTGCTGGCTTAAACTCAGGCTCAGCATGGGCAATGGCTGCTTCTGGAACCTCGGGCAACGGCTGGCCTCGCATCACCATCTCCCTAGCCAGCTCATAAGCGTCCCGCAGCATCCGATCCGACTTGTCCGCCGATGACTGCTTAAACAGGTAGCCATCGATCTGCTGCCAAACCATGATCGTAAACGGGCTACGCTGGCCGCTGTGAATCTCTAGCTTTACCTCTTGCAGCGAGGGAATGCCGAGACAGCGGGAGCGGAACTCAGGGAGCGTAGGCGGCCAAGGATCGGAGCTAGCCAAACACGCTTTCAGCCCGTTACCCACCTGGGCTGCGGTTAACCCACCTAATCCCTTCGCCCACGTCTGACCCGCCGAGGACGTTGCGTCCGTTCCGTAGGCCGAGGTCCACTTGTGGCCGTAGATTTCGCTCAACCTCAGCCACAACGTTTCCATTGTTTTCGTAGCCATCGGGGATTTCTCCGCCGTTGTTGAGGGCGATGCTGACGGCAGTGCGTTCGGCAGGAGTGAGTTTAGGCTGTGCATGTTGTGATCCGTTGTTATTTCGATTGTTCCCTGTTACCCATTCGGCTTTGAATCCCTGCCATCCACGCTCGCAGCACGTTCTGATAGCCTGCTCCATCGTGTAGCCAGCTTTGTTGGCCTCTCGCCTGATACCGTCAACAGCGGTCTGCGTTACGCTGGCTCGCTTGGCCTTGCGTAGCTTCACGAAGTCATCCACCAACTCAGGCGGCACGTCTGGAAGCAATGCGTGCGCCGAAGGTGCACGAATAGTCTTTTGCTTCTTCTCTTGGTTATTGGTTATTGGTTCTTGGTTAGCATCGGAATCACTAGCATCCGCATTGCGTTCGTTTTGCGTTGGCAATGCGTTCGCATTCTTCCACCGTGCGTTAGCAGATGCACGGGCCTTTTCAGCCTTGCCCTTGTATTCTGCAATCTCCTTGTCGCAACGCGTATGACGCCAACCGTCATCGCCGAGAGTGAAGTAATGCTTCAAAAGCAGACGTACAGTTTTTTCATCCGAACGGTATGCGAACGCAATGCTTTCGCAGTCATCTTCAAATGGAGATTCATCGGTGTAGTATCCCCACAGCATACGCATGTAGGTAGCAATCTGATGATCGTTTAGGTTGGCGGTGTCTTTGATGAAGTCGCCAATATGGTGCTGGTAGTAGTGCATCAGCCAAGAGCCTTCATGTAGCGAGCAACTAGACGATCACGAACAGCCACTAGACGCGGCTCTTCCGTGAAGTTCCAGCCAGGATATGTGCAACGGCCGTAATCGTCTTCATACTCAGCCTCCTCAGACGGGAAAGCTTTGTACATGCGCGCATTAGCCTCAGCGCGAGCGGCCCCGATCTTCGTCATGAAGTGGCGACCACGGCGAGGGCTGTAGTAAACCTCTCGCGTCTTCTTTTCTACAGGCATGAAAATACCCTTTAGGTTCGATGGACCGCATGGATAGCGATCCCCGAGATGGTAGGGTCATTGCGACCTATGTTAAGGGTCCACAACAGCCCACCGAACCTAAAGGGTACTCGCTACCAACTCTTTTATTCCGGCCGCTAAACCGGGCCAACGCAGAACGCTGGCTGACATAGTAGAGCAAATAAAAAAGGCCGCGTCAATAGCGGCCTTGGGGTTAGATCAGTCGGCCATCGAAGGCTTGCTCGATACGATTCTTTGCAATCTCGAAATACCTATCATCGCGCTCAATGCCAATGAACTTACGGCCAGTGTTTGCGCAGGCAACCCCAGTCGTGCCGGAACCCATGCAGTTGTCCATAACAATCTCGCCCTCATTGGTGTACGTGCGAATAAGATATTCCATTAATGCTACTGGCTTTTGAGTTGGATGTTCGCCACTCTGTACAACGTCGAACTCAAGAGTCTGCTTTGGGTAATTAGTCCATTCTTGCACATAACTTTTATCAGTCCCGCTCCCGTAGTTTTCTCCATCTCTCTTTGAATTTCTAGAATTACTTGGGGAGTAGATAAGACCTTGTGGGTTATAAGTTGATCCTCCAAACACACAGATTTCCTCTGTGTCCCTAAGTGGCATTCTTTTTGCGTTGAGAACATTTGTTGCCCGGTTTTTACGCCAATACCATACGTACCGGAAAATGTTCGCTTTACTCATTACAAGGGCTGATGTAAATGGTTGTGCCGCAGTAAGCACAATTGCGCCACGACATAGCCTTGTGTAATGGTCCAATAATGGTTCAAACTGAATGATTGAATCCCATTTATTCTGCGTAGTTCCATATGGAAGATCGCACATGATCATATCAACCGATCCATCTGGAATCTTCTTCATCTCCTTTAGGCAATCGCCTTTGTAAAGCGTATATCGCATCAATACACCACCTTTGGCATTTCCGGCCAAACCTGATTGCCGCGCATATCCTCAACGCGCCGAGTACATGGATTGCACTCGGCATTGGATGCGGCGTCGGCATCGTCCATAAGCTCGATCATGTAGAACATGTCATCGCGGTAGAAGATATAGGTGTTCACTTGTTACCCCAATGTGCAACCTTGATCCATGCAGGCTTGGCGCTGCCATTGCTAGTTTTTGCTGATGCATATCCGATCCGCTGAATGAAGCCATCGTTAGACAGCGAACGGATCGTTCCGCCGAATGTGCGGAAGTCCATCGTTTCGCCAATGTCCTTGACCACATCGACCAACAGTTCCTCAGCCAAGAATGACTTTGCGCGATACTTACGGGCGATGATTCGCTTTGCTGAGTAGTAGCTAGCGGCCTGCCATGCGTATTTGTCCATCATCACACCTTCCTCCCAGTCAGTTCCTCAGTACAGCGATGGCAATACTTGAACCGCGAACCCATGCCGGTCACATGGACAGGATATTCCTCGCAGTGGGAACAGATCGGCAGTTCAGTCTCAGGCTTACGGTTAGCGTGCTGGCGGAGCGAAAGGGCCAGGTGGTATTCGCTCAGGTCGCTTGCGGAGTCTGCGAAGTCCATTACGGGCGCTCCTCTAGTGTCCCATTGCCATCAACAGCATTTGCCTCCTCATATCTACCATTTGTAACCCATTGTTTTGTTGGATAATCCCATGATGGCTGGTTCTCGTACCAATGCCATTTTTCATCGCCATCCTGCGAAAGCCAATTTGCCCAATCTGGCGCGCCATCCCAACTAGGTTTCATATCTCTCTCCTTATTCCTTCTGACCTAGAAGAAGTCCACTAACAAAAAATCCAATAGCAGCCATTACGATGTTTGCAATTTTTTGCTCAGGCTGCCCGTAGATAACAATACTTTGGTAAATCCCGCTTGCAAGATTCATCCAAAAGAATGCCTTAGTCCACATTGGCAATCCCCTACTTAAGAATGACCCAGCCGACAATCAGCAGGGTTACGGCGGTCCAGATTGCCACAGTCGGCAGCTTGGACTTGCGATAGCGGCGGTACTGTGCGGTTTGCGTTGTGGCGTCGATTGAGTGCCACAGCATGCGGTCGGAAAGGCGGCTCATTCTTCACCTCTAACACGTGCGAGAGCGGTTACCAATTCTGCGCGCATGCGCTCTTCAATCGCCTCTCCTGCACCGCCGTAGCCTCGGTACTCGCCGTGAGTAGAAAGAAGCTCATCCACCTTTTCGATTAGATTTTCCACTGCTTCGCGTGCATCTGCCAACTCACACGGAGTTGCTACGAATCCATCGTCAAGAAGAACTCGCTCAACCTCATGCATCAATCGAACACAATCAACAGGGCTTCTCATTTCAGGCTCCTTTGACGCGGGCGAGGGCGGCGCGGAGAGAAACATACTCTGGCTCTTCGCCATCATGCGCCAACCTTTCAATTGAGTACCCGTAACCACGTTCCCTATCCAGAGCTTCTGCGTAGTCCCCAAGTGTATGCAAAGCCTCTTCAGCCGTATCGATAAGCTCGGCTACTGCGGCGCGGGCTTCGACCAAGCTGGATGGCGCAGTTGCAAACTCGCACATCAGCTCGTCCAGTTCCGCCAGCACATCAACATTCTTATTCATATTCATCCCTTAACAAGTTTAAGTTTCGTTGGTTTAGGCCCATCATGCGGACTTTTGACGCAGTGCAGCATGTAGCCCTTGACTGTCGGCTGAGGCTCTATCGTGTAACCTTGCTCGCTCATCACCTCTAGGTATGTGTCAATTTTGTGCTTGGGGATAGTGGTGTGGATCATATCGCCACTATGGAGGTGCAGCCATGCTGCCGGTGGTTTTCGGTGCTTTGCCATGGCCCCACTTTGCCTAGGATTGGCGGGCGGATCAACACCATTTGTAGAACAGTGTGTGTACGATTTTGCTATTTATTGGAACGCTTGGGAGGCGTAATCTAGCCTCACTGACAGGGCAGACGCCCATACGGAGAGGAAACATGGCTACCAAATACGACAACTGGAAGACCTCAGCGCCGGATACCAATAGCGAGGCTTGGACTGAGGCTGTAGAGGACGTGGCAGACGAAATCGGTTCGGTTGAGCGGGCTGAGATGGTGCAGACGTTGGCAGCAGCTACGGGCGCTCTGGACTGGATCGCTAGTGCTATCGAGCTGCCGCAGCATCATGTTGCCGCATTCCGGAATTTAATCGCAATGTCAGATAGCTACCGCGATCAGGTTGAGGACGCAATGAAGGTGTTCCATGATCCCCGAGATTAAATGGAAGAAGAAAGATGTTTGGACTCATCGTGAGTCCAATTTTTGCATAGAAGTTAGCCGCCACGATGGCCCTAAGCAGGATGGTACGATTGAAAACATTTGGTGCGTGTATGCTTACGTATGGAACAATCATCCGGCGTTCGCCCTATTCAAGCGCGATGGAAGGTCTTCGGATCAGCCTTGCTTTGATGTTCACAGCTATCCAAGTTTTTACAAGCCGCATATCAACAAGGATGGCGAAGTTACTGCCCATCAAATCGGGTGGGATTACAACCATGATGGTGACTGGCACTATCTTGAATGCGAAACAAAGGATGATGCAGCCAGCGTTTTTTGGGATGCCGCTGGACTAGCAAATCAGTTGAGGAATTGTGGAAATGAGGATTGATTGGTGCTTGGTTTTCAGCGACATTCGCACCATCGCAACCGTAGCCGCCATTACCGCATGCACAGGCGGCTTGCTCATCATTGCTTGGATCGGAGTGGCATACTGATGCTAAACAAATGGACCAGCCTGGCAACGTTCCTTGTATGCCTCGCAGGCATCTACTACTGCTGGCATGATGATAGCGGCGGGATCGTACTTTTCACGTTCGGCGCTGCTGTGTGCGGTGCGCTGACTTACTTTGAGTGGAGGAAGTGATGGCTTATTCAAAGGCTGACTATTACACCGAGTGCGTTTCAGACGCCGCTGTCGAAATTGGCTTGTCTCTTACGCATGACCAGGCTAAGTACATTGGCGAGGCTGTAGAGAACTATGCAGAGAATGTGGGTATGGCTTTCTATCAGCCATCAGCATCAGAGCGATGCAATCAGATAGAACGGGAATGGGAAGCAAAGTACAAGGCGCTTAAGAAAGAGTTTGACGTTTATAGAGAGGATGCCGAGACGGCTGTTAAAATTGCGCTACGCCAGCGCCGAGACACGAATGTTTCAATTGGTAAGCATGGCGAGGTTGTCCGGTACGATGGGCGTAGCGATAGGATTCAATAGCGAAACGCTGAATCCTAAGATTTGAGACTACATCGCGGTAAAATAGCTGTACGATGCAGATATGGAGAGGAAAATGAATGAAGTAGTTGAGGCGCAGCCGAAAGAGCAGCGCATGGCCCCGTATCAGGCGGCTATCAAGAAGGCAGAGGAAAAGTTCCGCGAGGTAGCTGAAAAGACGGTCAACTATGATCGTGAGTGCATCTTTGCCATGCAGGCATTGATGAAAACCGACTTCGCCATGCAGACGGCCAATAAGAACCCAAAGTCTGTTCACCTGGCGATGATTAACGTGGCATCCACCGGCCTGACGTTGAATCCGGCGAATGCCTACGCGTATCTGATCCCGCGTGATGGCGCTATTGTCCTTGACATTAGCTACAAGGGACTTATCAAAATCGCCACGGACACCGGCGCTATCCGGTGGGGCCGTGCTGAGATTGTCTACGAAAGCGATACGTTTGAGTACCACGGCCCAGCCCGCGAGCCGATCCACAAGTGCAATCCGTTCAAGCGCAAGGATGATGACCAAATCATCGGCGTCTACTGCATCGCCAAGACTAGTGACGGCGACATTCTGACGGAGGTCATGGGCGCGGATGAGCTAGAAAAGATTCGCGGTAAGTCCATGAGCTACGCCAAGAAGAAGTCGGGGCCGTGGGTTGAGTGGTTTGAGCAGATGGCCAAGAAGGCGGTCATCAAGCGCGCTAGCAAGACTTGGCCGTATACCGAGCGAGCCGAGAAGCTGAATCAGGCAATCGAGATGGCTAACGAGTCTGAAGGCGGCTATGACCTTGAGGCCGAGGCCGTCAAGCTTGTCAGCCAGGATCAAGCGGCAACGATCCGCGATCACATTGAGGCATCCGGCATTGATGCGTCTAAGCTTCTTGGGATCATCGGTGTTGAGGCGGTTGAGGCAATTCCGGCTAGTCGATTCACCGAGGTTGTTCAGACAATCCAAGAGGCTTCGAAGGCGTGAAGATTCTAGAGTGCGAGCAATACTCGCCTGAGTGGTGGGCGGCTCGGGCTGGCGTTCCTACGGCATCCAATGCAGACCGAATCCTGACCGCAGCGGGCAAGCCATCATCCAGCCAAGCCGCTTACATGGCCGAGCTGATAGATGAGATTGTTCGCCCACGTGATGAGCGGCCAAGCGATGAGCAGGCATTCGGCGGTAATCGACACACTGAGCGCGGCAATGAATTGGAGCCTAAAACGAGAGCTTGGCACAGCCTAGTTAGCGGATGTGAAATCAAGGAAGTCGGAATGATCTTCCGAGACGATGGTCTAGTAGCTTGCTCCCCGGATGGGCTAATGCTCGGGCGAGACTCACAGCCAATCGGAGGCGGAGAATACAAGGCTCCGGAAGGCAAGAAGCATGTACTATGGATGATCGAGAACAAACTACCGGATGAGCATAAGCAGCAGGTTCATTTCTCACTGGCAGTCAGCGGCTTGCCGTTTTGGGAGTTCGTGAGCCACTGTCCAGGCTACAAGCCGTTCCGAATCCGAGTAACACCCGACGACTACACAGCCAAGATGGCGGCTGAGATTGACGCATTTGTCATCAAGCTACAGGCAGCAAAAGAAAAGTTCATCGACTATATCAACCAAAGGAAGTGAGATGGCAAGCGGATTGAACAAAGTTCAGTTGATCGGAAATTTGGGAAATGACCCTGATTGTAAATACACCCAAGCTGGCAAGTGCATCACTCGGATCAGCGTAGCAACAACCAATGTCTACAAGGACAAGGAAGGCAATCGCAAGGAGGATGTTCAGTGGCATCGAGTTGTATTCTTCGGGAAGATTGCGGAAATTGCAGGCGAATATCTGCGGAAAGGATCAAGCGTCTACATCGAGGGTTCGCTGAAGTACGATAAATTCACTGGTCAGGATGGTGTAGAGAAATACACAACCGACATTGTTGCTAGTGAGTTGAAGATGCTTGGCGGAAAGCAGGAAGGCCAAAGCGGAGGCTCTGTCGGATCGCGCGGTAGTACGCCACAGCGACAGCAGCCACAGCAACAGACTCCGCCGATGGATGATTTTGAATCAGATGATATTCCATTCTGATATTCCATTCGATTCTGATATGTGATATGGTGCTGCAATGGACACAAAACATTGCAACACCTGCAAAAAGACAAAGATACACAGCGAATTCCATCTTAGAGCAGCTAGCCCTGATGGTCTTTCTGCAAAATGTAAAGATTGCGCAAAAGCCTACGACAAGGCTAGAGCAAATCTTCCGCATCGAGTTGCAGCAATGATTGCATACCAAAAAACAGAAAATGGGAAGAAATCTGTTTTAAAAGCTAAAAAGAAGTATGACTCTTCTGAAAAGAAGTTGGCTTGCATTCAACGGCATAGAGCAAAGCACCATAAGAAATACAAAGCTAGGCAGGCTGTAGGAAATGCAATAAGAGATGGAATTTTAATTAGAGGCGTATGTGAGGTATGCGGCGAAATTAGAACGCATGGTCACCATGACGACTACAACAAGCCGCTTGATGTTAGATGGCTATGTACTACACACCATGCGCAGTGGCACAAAGAAAACGAACCAATAACCTGAGAGGAATTGAAATGACCACTAAGCAAGAACTTGAACTCTCTGTAGCTAATGCCAAGGCCGCTCTTGCAACCGCTGAGGCTGCACTTCAGGCATTCAATGATGCGCCTGAAAACAACCGATTTGATGATCTGCAAGTTGCGCTTGATACGATTGAGGATGATCTTCGCAGCCAGGCTTTTGAGGATTGCCAAGGTGCTTACAACTGCGGCGCAGACTCCTACAGCAAGGAGTTCTACGTAGGCGATACGCTCTATCGTGGCACGGCTGAGTTTGAGTACAACCGCCATGACAAGACGTACTACTACATTGAAGAATGCAATTTCACCTATGAGGAAGTGAAATGACCAAGCCTAAGAAGAAGCCTAAGACTGGCGATGTTGTTGGGTGGGTGGTGCTGGACAATGAAGGAGATATTCGCGGAGGCGTTCGATCAAGCCGAGAGGATTCCCGTTCGGCTAAAGAATGGATGAACGATAGGGCTAGCTGTCCTCCATACCGAATCGCCAAGATCGTCCTAGCCAAGTGATCGTTCCATTTCCGTAAACGATCTGTTCCACACATGATGGCTTCATCGTTCCTAGTAATGGGTATGATGTAGCCATCAATCACTAGGAGGGTGTTGGGATGAAGCGATATAGTTGGTCAACTGATTTTATGGAATGGTGGGATGATGGCGACTACGTCCTCCACTCTGACCACGAGGCAGAGGTAGCCCGCCTGCGCGCTGAGCTACAGAACGCCGCCAAGGCCGCGCTCGATGCCGTGGCGCTGTCCTGCGAGAAGGAGCGCGAGGCTGATGCGCTGCGCGCTGAGGTACATGGGCTGCGGGATATCTTGCCAGACGCATCCGAATGCGTGCAGTACGCAATCGACTATGGCTCCCCATCAAGACAGGCTGATCGCATGGAGCTGCTCAGAAAGATCGACGCCGCAATGGGAGCATCCGCATGACCACCGACAACAAGACCCTGGGTATTGATGTGCTGGCGGAGATGGAGCAAGCGCACGCCACATTGAAGGGGATGGCTTACGCAAGCGAGTTGACCGGCGATCACATCCAAGCAGATGCAATGCTAGAGGCCCGCGCCGCAGTCACCGAGCTGATCGATACGGTTGACGAGCTAATTAAGCACACATCCGGTTGTGAAGCGCTGCTTCGGGTTGCGCAGACCGAAACGCTTAGCAACGCAAAGTCCGCCCTCGCCCGCGTCAAAGGAGAATCAGCATGAGAAACGACAAGACCCTGGCGGACGTGCAGCCCGGTGGGAGGGTGAGGCTGCAACAGGCGCTTCCCCCGGAAGGCTATGCCGGTGCATGGATTCGTTCGGCATATGGTCAGCCGTCAAGCTTCACGTACTGGAACATGGAGGTCGCCTACGCCGCTGGTTGGCAAGCCGCCCTCTCCGCCCAGCCCTCCCCGGGTGGTCAGGATGCGACTTCGCAGGTTGTTTCGAGGATGGTCAGCACCGCCCCTGAGAAGATTTTCCTTCAGATCGGTGACGGCGATTACAGCGATGAACCTTTCCCGCACCCGGCCGGAGAAGAGATCACATGGTGCTCAGATAGCATCGTGGAATCGGAGGTCGCCTACGTTCGCGCTGACCTCGCCTCGCCGCGCGCGCATAGCGTGGACCTAAGCCGATTCCGTAGTTTGGCAAGATGGGTTGCCAACAGCGCCGGACACGGGATCAACTCGGGGCAGCGCCGCATGGGTGAGGAACTTCTGGCCCTGATCGACAGCCATGCGGTGGGCAATAAGTGAACCTAAACGAGCGCATCCGCAGCTGTCTATCATCTCCAAAGACGGCTGCGCATGTTCACTCAGAGATAGGCGGGAACCTTGCACTCATCCGTGGATGCATTCAAACGATGGTCAAGGTTGGCCTGCTAGAACGTATTGGAGATGCCAAGCCATATCGATATAGAGTGGCTAGGCCATTGAAACAGAAGCTAAGAGGTGTAGAAAAGACTATGGCAGTATCGAAAGCTCAGCAGGTCCGCGACTGGCTGAAGGCCAAAGGACCAGCCAAGAACGCAGAAGTAAGCAAGGGTACGGGCTTCCCGCCCAAGCAATGCAGCCGAATCCTCAGCTATATGAAGCGCTATGGCTGCGTTAGGCAGGATGATGAACGCAATTACCATTTCGTCCGTGACGCGATCCAGATGCAGGCCATGACTGCTGATGAGAAGCGAGAAGCAAACGCTAGGAACAATCGCAGTATGAGATCAAGGCGGGCATCAAGAGTGCGCCATGAAAAGCGCGCAAGGATCAAGGCTATCCAGCAGCAAGAGATTGCCAATGCCAGGAAGCCGGACGCCATGACCATCAAGGTTAAGCGCGAGGCAGCAGTTGATGACCGGCCAAAGCAAACGGTAGAGGATTGGCTAAAGGCTGGCGGGAAAATCGACCGTAGCCCGACTGAGCATAGGTTTGAGCGGCTGAGCCATGAGGAAATCATGGGTGCCGCTAAGCGTGGGTTTGGCGGCTACCAAGCGCCTATGAATAGGCGGCAAGGATGGATTTAAATGAATAGGGAGCCTATTGGCTCCCTTTTTGTATGCATACTGTTCTATTTTTGCTATTGATTGATTTTGATCTATGCAGCAATATGGACTCACCAACCAAGAGGACTACATCATGAAGAAGATCATTGCCGCAATTCTTGTTCTGCTATCTTTCCCTTCATTTGCTGCGCCGAAGTACCTTTATACTGAGGAATCTAGGCAGGGGGAGACAATGGATTCTTTTGTCGTTCGAGTCGCAAAGAAAGCAGCTACGAGGACAAAGTTGCAATTCAATACAGAAATTTGTGGAGAAATAGAAGAGAAAGAAAATAATTATTCATTGGATTTTTATACTACTGTTTCTGATTACTCATGTGATTACATAAAGGTATCTGGGCGGCGATATACTGGACAAACTGTGCATACTCATCCTCGCGGTCCAGGATATTCAACATCAGGATTTTCTGAGCATGACTATAATTTCTTTGGATACCTAATTCTTAACCCTGTTTATGTAGTACATCAGGCCGGGAAAGGAACGGAGCGCATTGTTAAAGAGAACTCACGTCAACAAGCATGGCAACCAATTGGCCGCTAGTTCCTCCACCAAATCCAAAGTTTGTACCTGCGCGCATTTCTCCAAAATTAAGCATCTTAATTGTTGCAGAATTACCCTGAGCTTTAATCGAGTAAGAACTTAGATTTTGAATCCATGTTCCGGCTGGCTGCTGCGAAGTCCATTGCCACATGTTTTGAAGCATACAAACTGCAACTAAGCTGCTATCTATTGAGTAGTTTCCAGGAGAACTTACAATGCCTTTGCTGATTATTGGCTTTAGACCTGAGTGAAACATCAAGACAGAAGAAGAATTTCTAACCTCTAATCCATAATTCTCGCCAGAAGGAGGATTGCTATTGGGTCCAAATGCATACCAGTAGACCGTATTTGTTTGGCTGTATGATCTCTCTCCAACTATATCGTAAACCCAATTGCTGCCTATGAGCCTTGTTCTAAAAAGTACAATGTCTGTATCGCACCTAATTGCAATAATTGGCGGGTAACCTGAAGTATTTGGAACAGTTATTTGTCCATGAGAGCCAGTAAAAACATTTGTAGCTCCACCATTCCATTCACCACCCTCCAAGTTAACAGATCCCTTTGTTATAAACATCATTGAAGGAAATTCATCGGTTATCTGCAGATAACCGTCATTGTTCCATATTTTTAGTCCTGCTGGCATTAGTAAATTCCAAACAAAATATAACAGGCTGGATTTCCAGCGGTCCAACTTACAGTGTTTCCTGAAACGCTAGCTGATGTATTCGTTGGGTTTCCATTAGCAGTAGCGCCTATGTTGCCATCAACAGAATATACAGCAACCCATGGCCTTCCTTCTAATAGAGCATCATTTGAGTAAGACCCAGGCCCATGACCTGTGGGGAGAGTGAATGATCCGAGAATTATCCCTGACCAAGTCGTTGTATCTAGTGTCACGTTGCCATTTGAATCAAAACACTTTAGACCAGATGGCATTGTTAACTCCAAATACCCAATTGAACTCTGAGTGTTCCAGCGGGGTCATAGACTCTAATGACCCTATCATTGATAGTAAGGTACCCACCATTATTTGGTCCATTCATGGTAAGCGTTCCATTCTTATCAAGAATCCATCTTGGCTGACCGCCTTGGCCTGTTGCATTTGATTGTATGATATTGCCAATCATTGCATTAGTGATCCAAGAATCACCAATCATTGCCTGCCTAATGAATGTCTGTCCGCCTTGGATGACAAATGGGCTAGTGATATTTCCGTTAGCCACGTTGATCACTGCAAATCGGTCAGCCTGCATCAGAATCTGAGACTGGAAACTCCCGTCAGGCTGATTCTGTATGCCAACTCCCATTCCCGCTGCGTAATACTGCCCATTAGCAGCAATCTGTAGCTTCAAAGTCCAGGATGCGCTAATTTGTCCATCAAGGTCAACAAGAGCCTGCGAAGTCTCTTGAACCGTGGCGGAAACCTCTCCGACTTCTGCTTGCACTGTCTCAACACGCTTGCTTAGCGCGTAATCCTGAGTTGCTACTACGGTCTGAACAGTCGTAGTACCTGCGAAAACATCATTGTCAGCGGTGTAATCGTCGGTATCCCCGGTGAACTGAGTATCGATTGATGCAAAAAGACCATCGACCTTCTGCCCTTGAGCAGTCAATTCTCCGTCGATCTGGCTAACATCTAGCTCAAGCTGGTCCACTCGCCCAACGACAGCCCCAGCCTGCGCAATAGCCTCGCCAACGTCCTGCCAGTCAGCGCTAGGAGGCTGATTGTTGCCAGGCGTTGTATTCGTCCAGCTATAGATTCGTCCATCGTAAATTACCGTCTGGCCTTCCTCATAGGTTGCATTAGCATCCCAAATCAAAGGTACGATGTTGTCGATACTGTCGATCTTAGACAGCAAATCTTGGCCTAGCGCACTCTCAGTAATTCTTCCTGAGAAGTATCGATCATATTCAGTTTGATCGACGCTAGACTCACCAACAACACCAATGCCTTCGGGATACCATGGGCCAATATTGCCACTCCGGTCAACCAATCTACCCCAAAAGTAGAATTTAGCGCCAGCAGCAAGCCCGTTGATCTGATGACGATCCTGCGGATACGCAAAGTCACCAAGCTTGATCGCGCCAGCCCTATCTGGACCCTGCGAATACCAAATCTCAGTGCGCTCGGTGTCCGTTGCACCTTGCGGGAAGCCCCAGCGCAAGCCAATAGCAAAAACAATGCTTGTTGTAGTAAGGGAGGTTAGGGCAGGCGGCGGCTCAGTCTTTCCGACAATCTGAGTTAGCATACTGGTTGCTGGGATTGACCTGGCCCCAAGCGCATTGACTGCACGGACCCTAGCTAGGTATTGACCGGCATAGGCGCCGCGAATGTCTACGCTAGTAGAGCTAACCCTACCCATGCGCACCCAATCCATATCATCTCGACGCCACTCAACCTCATACTCGATGGCGTTAGGCGCAGCCTCCCACTGAATAGTAACGTCAGTGCGAGCGATAGCCTGATCGATCACGTAGAAAGAGCTTAGCGTAACATTCGCAGGTGGGGCCTGGACGCTAGGCGGGATAACACTGATAGGCGGCTGCTCTAGACGCGTGCCATCATCGATGTAGGCGAACTTGTCAGCGCGATACGAAAGGCCGGAAATCGTATAGGTTCCGTCCTCATTATCTGCAACACCCATGCAGCGGAATGTCTCTGCCACAAGCTCAGTCTTTTCAAAAATGAAAACACCTTGCTTCGCGGGAGTTGCTGACCAATCCACCGTAACAGTGACAACGCGGCCTGACACAGACTGAATAGTCCTAGCTTCGATCTTTCCAGTCGAAAGCATGACCTTAATCGTATCGCCTGCAACAATGTCATCAGGGATTTGATCTACAGTTACGCTATCAGCAGTGAAGGCGCTGATGCGGCCACCCATGCGGCGACCGGCACGGTTCCGATTGGAGACGTTGAACACATCACCAGGCGATACAAGAACGCCCTCTAGGCCAACCTTAAACGCAATCGTTTCGCGCTCAAGATTCTCAGAAACTAGAATGTGGTTGCCAATGCGCTGAGCCTGCCCGCGAGACGTACAGCCGATAGCAGTAACCTCAGTCTCTTGGATGCCATAACGAATCAGACCGGGGCGAAATTCAACGCGTTCAACCTTCTGGCGCCCCATGTCTGTCTGATCTGACCACGAAACAAGCGCAACCGTATGGCGAACCTTACGCGCTGAGCTTTCGTATTCAAACCGGCCATCAACAACATCTGCATTCGTATAGCCAACCGATACCTGTTTAGGCATATCGGCAGACGCAATCATCTGACCTACAGCGTAGTAGCTGACGCCACGGAACACCGCAGCCAAGTCTTGCAGCACCTTGTAGGCATCTGCGCGGGTCTGCATGTAGACATTGCAGGTAAACCGTGGCTCCTGACCGCCAAATCCATCCGACACCATCTCATCGCAATACCGTGCGATCTGATACAGGTTCCACGCATCCACCCATGCCGCAGGGATGTTGTTACCTAGTCCAAATCGGTCATTGGTAACAATGTCATAGAACACCCATGCCGGGTTGTTTGTCCACGCTGACTTAAACGTGCCATTCCAGACACCGTTAGTAGTGCCAGGGCCAGTAGTGGCATACGTCCTTAGCTCAGGATCGTAGTTTGCCGGAACCTTGATAATTCGGCCATAGACGTTACAGGCAATCGTAGGCAGGCTCTGGAACTGCTGGGCGTCTACTGACACAGCCAAGAGCGCACTATTCGGATAGCGCAACTTAGCATCGATAATCTCAGTGATCGACTGAACGCGAGTGGTATCAGCAACCGTAGAAGAGTTCGCATTAGGAGTTAGGCGACGAATACGGATTTGCCACTGACTACCAGCAGGCAGGTCAATACGATGGCTACGCTCATACTGAGTCGTCGTCTTGCCAGTGAAGGCGCTATTCAATACGGTAGTGTATGCGCCGCCGTCTGTAGCAACGTCGATAGCGTAGGAGACACTATAGCCAACCGTATCGCCATTGCTGGTATCGACTTTCTGCAAAGAATCAACCGCCACGCGGACACGAACAGCAGAAAGGTCCGATCCAGATACAGTTCTGACAATAGGGGTATCAGCGCGGAGTTCTACCCCGACAATTACCTCATTTTCAACGCTTGGGAAGCCAGGGATATAAGACTGATCCTGAGTGCCTGAGCGCGTCTCAACAGCGACATTCTGGAAGTTGAATGTGCCGTCTGAATTCTGTAGCGGAGTGCCTTGCAGGTATACGGACCTATAGCCATTTACAAGGCCGCGCATCTCCCCCTCGCCGAGAAGGAGGATGGTCTTAGCATAGGAAATAGACCGTAGGCTATCGGGAGACTCTACGGGGGTGCGGCCAGCAGTCGAACCCTTGCCGCCAGCGCCAACGATAGATAGGTTTCTATTTTCCAAGAGTTCCGCCGATTTGTAGTTAAGCGTTAGTGGCAATATCTTCTGCCCAGATACCGCCACTAATGATAGCACCGCCAATAATCAAAGGCCCGCCATAACAAAGTGGCACGGGGTTCCCTTGGGCCTGAGTATTAACGGCACCATCCATTGAGTAGCTAGGAAGATTCCCAGGATCATCCTTCGCGCCTAGTCCCTTGGGCTGAGGTGAAAGCATCTGCACGACGCCGCCAATAACCATGGAGAGACCGAGAGATGCCGCCGCGCCCGCATAACCACCCGCAGCAAAGGCAGCGCCGACGCCACCCGTGTAGACAGCAGCCACAACGATTAGGACAGCGCCCACAATGGTCTGCAATGCGCCTTGGCGCTTACTGCCTTGAATGATGGGCGCAATGCGAATCTCATCATTGCCCGCAGGATCGGCTAGGCCATCCTCGCCTACATTCCTCTTGCCAATGAAAATAGCGAATGTTAGGCCATTGGCTTTTGAATCAAATAGGTACTTTTTGAATCCTTCGACCTGTACGCAAAGGGCATGGATTGCCTCTTTCGGCGAAGAGACAGCTAACTCAAACTCTCTCCCGAATCGCTTGCGCATGGGTCCATATAGAACCACTTTCTTTAGCGGCTTATCCATTGGGCATATCCTTGTGGCGGATGACATGATTAAACTTATGTATACACCTTTTTGCTTTTACATAAGCTGCATGCGCACTCTCTGGAGACTTAAAATAACCAAGATGAATCTTATTCCCATTCTTTACAATCTTTGATGCCCAAAGATCATATCCTTTAACTTTTGATGCACCCATTAGCCCTGACTTGCTATTACGGTAGCTGCATCTGTTCTCAGCATTTTCAGAAACGCTAGCAAGTCTTAGGTTGGAAATCCTGTTATCTGACTTGTCTCCATTTATATGGTCAATTTGGCAATCAGGCCATTCTCCATAGTTAATTAACCAAATAAATCTGTGTTCGTAAAGAATTGTTCCACTAATTGAAATGACTCTATACGAGTCTGAGGCAACGCATCCTGCCCTGCTTCCAACTTTTACTCTTGATCTGGGCGGCCTTTTAGTCCACGTTAGTTCGCCGCTAGTGCATGAATAAGACATAAATCTATTGAAATAATCAATAGTTTTAATTTTACAGGGAAATTTTGACGCCTTCATCTACGCCCACTTTGGAAAGCTCTCGATGCCTAACAATATAACATGTACGCTCAGCCCAATAGCCGCCGTAGTTCTCTCGGCGAGAGAGTCGGCCATGCAGGTGATGAAGCATTTGACCGTCGCCAAGGTATACGCCAGCATGGTTAGGTACTTTTGATCGAACATTCATCAAAATAATGTCACCGCGCCTAATTTCGTCGGTGATCTGGAAGAATCCTTCAGCATTAAGCCGATCCATGCTGTAAAGCTCTTTGCCTTTCTCCCACCAGTCATCCTCCCGCTCGTATTCGGAAACGCGAATCCCGCATTCACGCCACAAGAAATCCTTAAACAGAGTGAAGCAGTCCAGAATTCCATGTGCGAACTGCCGACCCTCAAGCGGGGCCTCAAACCCGCATGGCTCGCAATATCCTTGGATGCCAAAGTCGGGCTTTCCATCAACCATTCCAATGCTCAGGATATGCCAAGGAAGCTCCGAAAGCTCACACTGAACACGGTCAGCGTGAGAAGGCTCACTTGATCCATTGGGGTGACTATGGATCACTGCGACTACCTCGCCAATATCCTCAGCAGCGGCGAACTGCTCTCCACTAATCCTAAAATGCTCAGATGGGTTGCCATGAGAGTTTTCACACGCCACGTAAATCTCCTGCCCGGCTTTAGTGACAAGAAGTCCGCAAGACTCATGCGGGTAGCATCTTGCAGCGTGATCCTGAGCAGCTTTTAGCGTTTCTAGTTTCACGGTTTGAGAGCCTCTTCAGGTTCCATTCCAGACTTCAATCTTTCTACAATTGTATTACGATTGATCCCGGTAAGCTCAGACCACTCCATCAAACATAGCGTTTTATCAAAAGCAGAAATCCAATAAGTTGTAGTCTTATTTCTAGCCTGCTCTTGATTGGTAGCCCATCGGCAATTTGATGGCTCATAGTCACCATTAACATCAATCCGATCTAAAGTAGTACCCTCTGGGCGATTACCCATGTCAGCGAGGAAGTTCTCAAACTTATTCCAACGCTCGCAAACTCTGATACCACGTTTGCCATAGCGCTCGTATTTATGAAAAGCACTATTTTTGCACCGGCTCAACATTGATTGCCAAGAGATATACGTAGGAGTACCGGATAGGCCGTGACTCATGTTCTTCTTGGAGAGAAGCTCACTTCTCAGGCAGCCACACGATTGTGTTCCGCCCGTGTAGAGCATTGGCTTTGAGACCGACTTTTCCTTACCGCAGTCACAACGACAAATATAGTACTTAGTTGTAGTCTTTCGCGGTTTTTCATCAATATAGAGAACCTTGAGACGACCAAACCGCTGACCAATAGCTACGATATGCTTCATCTTAACTTCTTATGAGGGACGCAGCCGGAAAGCTACCATATGGAATTGGCTCATTGCTACCCCATCTAAGCTTACAACTTCTGACTCTACCCCCACAAACGTCTAGGCTAGGGTCACTGGTGGGATTGTCGTTAATGTCGGCAACTGGTGGCCCATTGTACCCGCAGTAAGGACCACGATACCCGCCACGTAAAATCCAAGTGCAAGCGTTGGCGATGATCTGACGGCCCGGCAACTGCTGCCCATTCAAATCAGCAGCAGTAGTAAGCTCAAACTCAACTACAGCATCATTCTCGGCTGACTTTCGCTCGATGTACCAAATCTCATCCGGGAAATGTTCGTTAGGGTCAGCGGTAGGATTAGGCTGCGGGAAGTTTGCAGAATCTAGGTACTGCACAAGTGTCTGACGCCGAATCAAGCGAGCGCCAACTAGGTCATCAAATGCTAGGCACAGAGCCGTGATAGTTCCATCCACATTGCCTACACGCATCTTAGGCTGAGGAGGGGCGCTAGTGCTGCGCGCAAATCCCTCACACTCAATAGGCCAAGGATCATATTGCTGGCCTTGCCAGAAGATGGGGCCACTTTGCAGATGTGCATGGAAATACAATTGGTCAGCATTGAGACTTGTTGCATCAAGCTCAAATAGAACAATTTTGTTTCCAGGCTCTAGGGATTGAATGTCAGAATTAATCGACATTATTAAATCTCATTAAATGTCTGCGCTTAGAATGTAGTTGCACGCAAAAGCCCATGAGTTTGTTGTATTTACAATAAACTCAGCATATGTGGCTGCGCCATTTGTAACAAGGTTGCTGCAACTAAACAAATAATTTACAGAACTTACAGTGATTGTTGGAATAGCCCTCATCGAGTGCCTAACAAGCCATTGACCTGCTCCAACTCCATTGCCTCTAACAAGTATGCTGCCTGAAATTGCATACCTCTCACAAATAGCTCTCTCCAATGAAATCGGCCTAAAGTCAAATGAAGTTGCGCTTGTGCCCCTTTCCATTTGAAGCATTGAGAATGTTGTTGTAATTGGAGTGCTTATGTCAACAAGCATATTCCCGCTGCCATTAGCCTGAAGAGTAACACTTTGTCTGCCACTCCCAGCGGGGATCACACCAGTGGCACCCCCCATATAAACAGAAATTGGACCTGAAGGAGATTGCGCACTAAATGTAATAGGCCTACTCCAAACATCCTGAACATCATCAATTACCTGTTGAATTGCTCCATTCAAGCTCCACACCCCGGAACTATTAATTGAAATTGTGCATCCGCCATTTCCTCCTTTCCACCTGTCATATCCAAATGCACCAAGCGCAAGAGCCCCCCCTTGAAATCCCCTCTGATTAACAGGAATTCCGCAATTATGAAGGATATTTTTACCTGAGAATTGCATTGACTTGTCAAGTCCAGCATACAATTCCTGAGTCATATCATTCACTTTCTCCCAAGCCGATTTAGTCGGCTCTCCCATTTTACCGTTGGGCTGTGGAGTAGTTAGATCAATTTCTTGCCGTGCCATCATTATTCCTTAAGGCTGATATGTTTGTTCAAATGTAGCGGTTACAGTCCATAGCCTATTCCCATTCGGAGATGGGTTGTAGGTATCGCAGTAGAAATATGCGTCACCGAAGAATGGAACTTCCCAAATGAAACTCTTACCAACGTGAGAATCTAGAAAGTTCACAATCTCTTGGGCGCGCTGCTTAGTTCCGACAAACTCAACATTCCAAATGCGCTTTAGCGGATTGATGCCATCAGCAGCAGACTGTGCGTAACCGTCTCCAAACTGAGCGCGCTTGATGGAGCTAGTTACCTGGCCGGTAGATTGCTTAGTAGCGCACCATGTGAATCTATCGGCCATTAGCCAACTCCCCGTAGAGTTTTATATACAGCGCCGCCAGTCCTATTTTGCTCAACCCACCATTGACTGCAAGTTGCCTTAACCATGTTAACTAGCTGCATGGCATCTTGACCAGCGTTTCCAGATTGAGTTTGAGAGCTAACAGTTCCGCCTTCCATGTTGATGTTGATTTCAAAGTTAGGGGTTCCATTGTTTGCCATCGGCGCGGATGAGCCACCAACAATACCGCCATTGGCATAACCAGCCGTAGGGCGCATTGCATTGGCGCGCTTAGGCCCGCCGACCGCCTTGACGTCAGCCTGTGACCACACGACCTCGCCGCGATGGACGATGCCAGCAGGCTCATACTTACCGCCAGGCCCCGTATAACCACCTTCAGACTTCCCGTTAGACAGGATCGAACCAATTGCATTAACCCATCCTGCGCCTTGGCCCGTGTAACTAGATGCAGCGCTACCGATCAACTGGAAAATCTGAGAAGCCGCAGCCTCAGCAGCCATCCTCTGCAAAGTCTTAAGGAACCCTTTCAGCATCCCGTCTAGTCCATCGGAGAACGGGTCAAACAGGAAATCAGCGAAGGCTGTCTGCATATTTCTTGCGGCCTGAACCCCATACTCGCTAAGAACGGAAGTGGTCTCACGTCCCTTCACCTGCAATGCATCCATTCCACTATATAGCGCTGCATAGTCAGACTCAATGTCTGCAACACCAGCAAGGTTACGCAATCTCTCTTGCTCAGCCTGCCCTAGACCCTTAAGGCTTCCAGAGGAAATGTCGTAATTGACTCTGCCAAGCTGAGAGTTATCGCCGCTAAGTGCAATCTGCCTCTCAAGCTGAGCCGTAATCGATTCATAGCTCCTAGCTAGGGCCTGAGCAGCCTTCTGCTCATCGGTAAGCTCAACCTTACGGGCGCGAGTAGAAGTGACCGCAGCAGTAGATGACTTAGCGATTCTGGCAGTATATGCGTCGATCTGAGCCTGAATTTCAGCCTCACTCTTACCAGCAGATACACCCGCTTCTCTAATCCTCTGGATTTGAATTTGCTGCTGTAGGTTCTTGTCAGTAGATGCAACAATTGACTTCCATGCTTCAGCAGCAGCCTGAGTCCGCTTTACATCAGCCTCATTTCTAATAGCCTCTGGCGTACGCGTTTCTCCATCAACGCCAGGCATGATTACCTCTGGCCTACCGCGCCCAGCGTTACCACCAAACCTAGAAACGATTCCAAGAGGAAGGCTGACTAGCGCACCAGCATAAGAGGCAAGGTCACGCTGTAGACCGCCAATCTGAGCAAGCCTATCTGCGTAACGCTGTAGCGGTCCAAGAGCGCTATCTACTCCAGTTACAACGCTATCCCATGCCTCACTGCTTGCACGTTTGATATTGAGCCATGCAGTAGAAATTAGGCCAAGACTCTGCTCAATTTCCCTAGCTCGACCATTAACCGTATCCGCATAAATCCTAGCAGCTTCAGTAGCCGCCTCTTGCCAGCGCCCTTCATCCTGAAGCGCCTTTACTCGCTCATACTGAGTCTGAGTTAGGAAATTCTCAGCCTCATTTAGCTTAGTAAGCGCGTCCAGTGGATCGCGTGAAATCTGGCGGAACTTATCAACGACTGTGTCGGCAGACTGACCAGTTACAGACGCCCATCGGGTAGCAGCCTCGGCGGCACCCGTAAGTGCATCTCCACTAAGGCGAGTTGTAGTAGCCAGCGCGGTGATTGCAGCCGTAGCATTTCCGGAAGTAATGCCAAAGGACTCATCGACCGCACTACCTAGTGCCTTGATCTGATCTGCGCTGTATTGAGCATTGCGGCCCGTCGTAATTAGCGCTTCATTGATCGCCTCGGTGCGAGAGCTAGCCTGATAGAAGGCTACGCCAATAGCTCCAACTGCTGCCGCTGCCAGAGTGAATGGGTTAATCATGCTGCCGATGGATGTGGCAAGCGCTCTGGCTGCGTTACCTAGCCCGCCCCAAATGTCCCTTAGCTGGCCGCCCTGCTGCAATGCGACCATATACAACGGCTGCCCAGTGAGCAGACCTGTTGTAATGTCGGTTAGCTGCATGCTGGTGATGCGAAGATTGTTCGCATACTGCCGCTGAGACATTCCGGCTCGCTCAGCAGCCCCGCCCACACTACTTAGAAGCCCTCTCTGCTGCTGAAGTTGGGCGTTGTACTTTTGGAAGGTATCAGTATCTACCAGGCCTTGCCGCCTGAATTGAGCTAGCTTCCTTTCTTGCTCATCAAGCCGCCCAAGTGCTGCAACAGCAGGGTCAATCTGCCCAATTAGCTTGGCAAGCTCCTGCTGCTGATCTTTGATGCTGCTATTGGCCTTCTGCGCACTAGCAGCTCTGCGAGCATCCGCCTGCTCCATTTCACGGGCGCGAGCATTGGCCTTCTGCTGCTCTGCCGCCCAATCAGTAGTGGTCTTGGAAAGCTTATCAGTGGCCTTCTCTGCACGCGCACCCGCTGCGGCAAGGTCGTCTAGATCGCGGGCCGCATCCTCGGCTTGCTTGGAATCAATCTGGATGCCGAGTTGTGCAAAATTAGCCATCGTTTCTATGCTCCGCCATGGTTTCTAGGGCGACACTTTCCATAATGCGGACCGATGCGAATACTTCCGGCCTGCGCTTCTTACCTACCCCTACCATATCCATGACCACGGGCATTGCAGCGTAGTCCAGCCCGGTTGCCCCTGCCATGCCTACTCGCCACTGTGTCGCCATCGACTCAAAGACATAGAAGGCATCTGCGTTACATTCCCAAACCTCGATGGTGTTATCTGACTCATCGAAGTCTTCAGGGTCAAAGCCTAGCGCCGCCATTGCCGACATATCGGCTTCCGGGGCGCTAAGCTCATAGGCAACCTGCCTCAGTTTCCCTCGCGGGCCTTGTCATAGGCTGCGAGATAGCCGCTTACGATTGCAGCCGGAAGCTCAGAGCCGGACTCCACCAGCGCTCGCAGATTCTCATCATTGAATTCCTCCTCAATGTCCCAGCCGACAATGATCGACTTCAACTGAGGAACCTCAAACTCAATGGCGAACTTGGCAAGCTCAGTGCCAGATTCCGTTTCCTTAGCCTTCTCCATGAAAGACTGAGCAAACTTCATGCGGGCATCATGGAACTTAGCCAGCGACTCACGATCCATCCACTTAAACGTGAAACTCACCGGAACCGGAGCCTGCCCAGGTGCGGGCAGGTTCACAGTCGTGGTAAAGGTCGGATCACGCTTGATCGAGAACTTCTTTGCCACAAATTACTCCTTACGGGGCCGGATACTTGGTAATGTCGGTGACGGCGATATTCAGGGTGCGTACCATCACCTCACCGCGAGTCATAGTGGAATCCGGACTGATAATGTGGATGCCCGGATACAGCTTGACCTTGCCAGACTTCAACGTAATGCGGGTGACAGTCGGCTCTTGAGACTTGGTTACTTCCTCAAAACGCTCAATCGCCGGGTTTCCATCAAGATCAACAACAGACATTTGCCAATCAATAGGAGAGAAACCATTAAACAGCCGAGTGGTTTTCTGCTCCTGAAGGCAACCAACTTCAGCCCACTGAGCCTCGCCGCCAGTAAGAGACGTGTCAGTAACACAAGGCACTTCAGTCCAAGAGACAACCTCTTGGAAGGAGCCAGCACCGCCGCCTGGAGAGAAGTCGGTCGTATCCGAAGTGTCAGCGCCAATTAGCGTGAATGTATCAACATCAGTTACGCCGACGCGGAATGCGCGGCCATCAAGCTCACACCACGGGGAGTTGATGATTACATAATCACCGGCAGTTAGGCCGTGCGAGTCTGCTGTTACAACAGCGGGGTTAGCGTTAGTGATCGCGGTAATGGTTACCGGAGCGCCCATGGAAAGTGCGGTATGAACTTTCGCACCGTTGGGAAGTTCCATTCTCTTAGCCATATATAAACCTCTTAGGTAGCAACTACGCCACGGTACGGGATTGTAACGGGGACATTGTAGCGTGAATCTTCGTAAATAGTTGGCCCTTGGTCAACGGCATCTGTAATCATTCCGTTGAAACTTTCAATGCCAATATCTGAGTAAACCGGGAACAACTCTTGAATCTGTGAAACTAGTGATTCTGCATTTCCGATTGGTTGGTCGGGCTGGCATGAGATAGTTACCTGATACAAGCCAAGGTAGGTAATCTCATCGCCTTGAAGGCATTCAGTCCGGGCCGAGGCTGGAAGCAGGTTGCCGCGAATGAAGATTGGCTTTGCAACATCGCCTTTCTGCGTACTGAAGAATGAAGGCAGGACCGGAGACTTAGCCTTGGCCCAATCGAATAGCTTGCGCTCAATGGCGGAGCGGGCGAGAGCATGGCTCATTGGTCACTAACCTCCCTAATAGCCTGCTGCACAATTTCCTGAAACCTAGCTTGCGTAATTCTTACCATTCCTCGCGGACTTTGAGTTGAATGACCATACTCAAGCGGGATCGCGTATACAAGATTGTTGTAAATATATGCAGCCTGCCCGTAGGTGAGTGCGCCTACCTCTTTGACAAAACGCGCAAGGGTGGCATCGCCCATTTGATCGGTTTCATCAAGAGATGCGCTACTGACACCATCAATGCTGAACTGCCAATTTGCCAAGAATCTACCCGTGTCCACTGGGCTTAGGTTGATTACCGATGCGCCCACTTGGATAACAACCGACTTGAAAATCTGATCGGCCATTTCCTTTGCGTAATCAGCAAAGCCTTCTAGCTGCTCTGCAAACGTACCTTGCAGGCCACCATACTTCCGCGTCATGTGATGAACGTTAGATGCCACGGCAATGCGCCTTATAGAAGCAATTCAGACCAGCATAGTCACCCGGTCTAACGCCAATGACATTGTAAGAGCCGCCGTCAAATACGATTATGTCATTCGTACTCGGCTGCGGCATATCCGTAACCCCGTCTAGCATTGCCGGAGACATTAGGATTTCTACGTCGCCCTCAAGTATGTAGGTGTTATCAATGTCCTTGAGGTCAAATGTAGTGCGAAGTCCAGCGCCTTCATACTCAGTCCAAACTACGTCCTGCCCTCCAGTCTCGGGGTTGTACTCACCAACTGCCTTTTTCCGAAGCACTAGGCCAAGCCCACTTCCTTGCGGTCTAGGTGCAAGCATACGGATAGCTAGGGCGCGGCCCCTGTCGTGAATGTCAGGCATCTTCTTCTGCCTCTTCTTCTGGCGGCTCAGGCAGCGGCTCAGGCTCAATCACAACCGCCTCTAGCTCAATGCCATCACCCTGAATCTCAACCAGCCCCTCAGCAATGTCAGTGACAATCTCCCCATTCTCGATTAGGAATAGGCCGTCAGCGTCCTTCACATTGAACTCAGCCCAGCCTTCAGCCGTGTCCAAGCGGACTACATTGTTTAGCATCTCGCCATTGACATAGACGACAATAGGCCGATGGGCTAGATAGTTTTCATATCCTTCATCGCCTTTGAATACGCTGATCTTCATTAGAACCTCATTCTTACGGAGTATCGGGCGCGGCATCGGCACCCGTATCGGTCTTCGTCGCTAGCCCCTAGGGAGGCGTCGCCAGGATACATCATCAACCCGCCTAGGCCGCTTACAAATGGCTGGTCAAATGGCTGCTTCTGCCCTTGCAAATAACGATGGCTATGGCGGACCTTTTCATCTTTGTCAGTCTGCCAATCCTTTCCGATCTGATCGGGACTCAAAACCCCATTGTCAATTTGCTGCTGTAGTCCATGGCGACGACCAGCCTCATACGCCGCCTGCGCATACGTCTGCGCTAACTGCTTTGCGTAGGATTGCAGCAATCTAGAAGAGTAGGCGCGGGAAATGGTGTTGGCCTGCTCGATGGTCAGCTTAGTCCCAGGCACCACGAATCGGTCATAGGCGGTATCGCGCAGCTTACGAGTCAGGTAAGCACGCATAGCCGCACGGTCGCCGCTGAGAAGCTGCTGACGGGCCGATTCTACCCATTCGCTCATCTGTACCGGCAGGCCAATCATGCCGCCTGTGCGTCGCGCTGTAGTGCCTTTGACGCCGAGTAGGTCTAGCGCCTTGTTGCGAGCGGTATTGCCGTTAGCCAGAACTACGTCAATCGTCTTGCGCAGGTCCATGGCAGACGTGTCGCTGATCGAGCGGTATTCGCCCATAAGCAGGTTGATGACAGCCCATGTGTTGCTATCGAACCGCCAGCGCCCGGCTAGCTCATTCTGAGCGCCTTGGATAAATGCTGTACGGAACAGTTCAGTAAATAGGGTGAGGCTACCGAGACTCAGCAGGACGGCCAAGCCATCCCGATCATCCTCAGCAATCAGCCGCTCAACCTCAGCCACAGTTGCCGCAGACTCGACAGCACGAACCTCCGCCAGATAGGCTGCAGCCATGGGCGCTTCTAGCTCTCTAATCTTGGCGGCGTGCTGCTCGGGGGTCATACGGTATAGATTGCCATTGAGCCAGTGCAGCGACGGACCAGCAGACCAGCCAGCAGGCTATCGATGATCGGCACAGTCGGCAGCAGATCATACGGGTTAGTAGAACTACTAATTGCGTATTCGACCTCTAGAACGTCAACCTTCTCGCGCTTGACGGCAGTCGAGGTGTTCACAATGGGGCGCAGACTGTTCGGGTTAGCGCCCTCGATAGCAGCAGCTTCATAGGTCGCGTATTCGACAGAAAGAGGCACAGTGGCGCTATCGATGCCATCAATGCCAGTGCGGGGCCATTGCATGTACTGAGCGGGACCACCGGCCTTCTGTCCCAGGAACGTCCACCAGCACTTGTAATCTTCGCCAATCCACTTCTTAGCGTAGCTGTCCACATACAGCGTGCCGCGCACTAGGGCCGCAGTCTTCGCCTCAGTGGATAGAGCGGCCCAAGCAGTATTGCCCATGGCCTCGTTATAGTCGTCAGCGCCTTGAATGGTGCCGTAGTAGGTCAGTGCCATGGGAATCTCTAATAGGGGAGCCATCCTTGGCCCGAGGACTCTTAACTAGCGAGTGCTTCTTCCAACTTCTCTTGCAGCTTCTCAACCGACGAACGCTTGTCGGCCTTAACGCCAAGCTCGGCAAGCTGCGCGATCAACTCTTCTTTCTGCTCATCTTCACTCGGGATATCAACCTTCTCAGTGAACTGAACATTCTTAACTACTTCACGCTTAGGCAGTTCCTTGCTATCACCATTAGACTCAGTGATCACAAAGTAGCCAAGTCGGCTATACGGGCCTACCATGCCAGGATGAATGTCAAACTCATCAGTAGCACGCGCACCAAGAATCTTCGATCCGCCATCAGCGGTCTTAATTCGATGGGGAGAGTTAGTCAGGTTCTTAATCGTATACATTCATGCCCCTATGCCGGAGCGCCCCGAAAGACGCCCCGGCTTTTGGATTACGCCGGAACCGGAGTGATGCCATCCAGGTAACGAATACCCGGCTTCTTCACGTCGATCTGACCGATACGACCCATGCCCGGAACGGTGAAGTTGAACGGACCGTCCTGATACAGCGGGAAGAACCGGTAGTCCATCGGCATCGGCAGTTCCAGCACGTCCGCAGTGTTGCGGTAGGCAACCATGCGGCCACCGCCAGCAACGCCAACAGTAGCAGCACGCGCCAGAGCCGGAAGCTCACGGATCACCAGCGGACGACCAGTGCGACGGGTATAGGCGTTACGGGTCTGCACATACGAAGCGATAGTCTCGTTCGGCGAGGTGACGCCATACGGAGTCTCTTCGATGTACTTCAGCGCCAGAGCCGGAAGCAGGATGGTATCCGCCAGGATTGAGGTCTGGATGCCAGTACCGATGTTCACCGGGCCGATCAGGGCATTGTTAATGTCGGCAACGATCTCTTCCGGCGTCTTATTGCCGGTGCCGTCATTCAGCACCCACGCGGTATTCGGCGAGGCAGTACCGTTAGCAGCAGCCGCAACCGGAGTCACATTGGCGTTGTTAATCAGGCCGGTCCAGCCCTTCAGGTTAGAGCCGATCAGCGCGGTTTCCCACACGAACACCTCAGCAGCAAAGCGAGCAGCCTCAGCGCGTCGAGCACTCAGCGGGAAATTAGAGAAGGCAGCCTTGCCAACTTCACCGATGTTCCACTGATAGCCCACAGCATACTCGGCAAAAGTGCTGGAAACCATATTCAGATTCACGTCTGCCAGCGGAACGTCCTTGGCATAGGTGGACTGGAACTTGGCTTCACCAACCTTATCCATCACCAGGGTATCCATACCGGATGCCCATTCGGGGATGTTACGGTTAACCGGGATCAGGACGCCGTAGTCCATTTCCTGATACTCAATCTCATAGACCCGAGCATTCAGAATGTGCGACTGCTGGCGCGCAAAACCAAGAACAAAATCTGCGTCATTGATATTCATTTATTATTCCTTATGCAGCGGGCGCAGCCGGGACGCGGCGCAGGCGGACCTTAACAATACCGTTGGCCGCAGCGGAGCTATCAAACTCAGCGTTCGGGACCAGAGTATTGCTAGCGGCGGTATCGGTGTAACCCTTGCTGCTGGCGCTCCAATAGACCAGGCCACCAGCGGTGCAGGTGCCAGCGGCCTTTCCCCAAATGACGCCCATATCGCAGACCGGAGTGTTATAGCCTGCCGGGAATACAGCAGCAGCACCCGGAGCACCATCGACGGCAGTCATATCTGCCTCAGTGATGCCAAGGAACTTGCCAGTAGTAAACGGCGCGATCAGGTCGGCACTAGCACCACGCTGGACCGGCTCACCAAAACCAATGCCAGCGGCAGTGGTCAGGCGAGTTACGGTGTTCCACTCTTCCATGTTGGCGCGACGGCCAACAATACCAGCAGCAGGCTTTGCATAGATTTCAGGCTGGATCATCGGCATGATTATGCCTCCTTCTTACGGTCGTGACGGGTCAGATAAGCCTGACGGGCCTTCTCTTCGATTGCGGCGGCATCACTTAGATTCACCACATTATTCTGATTGCCCTTAAATGCAGAGCGCACCGGATCAACATTAGCCGAGTCGCCCACGGCAATATCAAATCGAGCCTCGATGTACTCAGCCGACTTATCAGCAACAGCCGCATCGCCGAACTTCTTAGCAACGGCCATCCTGCGGATTTCAGTCTCAGACTTGCCGGTGTAATCCTGATCGGCAACAGTCTTGGCCTTGGCGATCAGGTCGGCGCGAGCGGTGACAGCAGCGTCCAAGGCGGCGGCGTCCATCACCTTGCCCTTCAGCGCGTCAATCTCGGCGTCCTTCTTAGCAATCTCCGCATCCTTCGCAGCAATCGCAGCCTTGTGGGAGTCAGCCAGAGCCACATTAGCGGCCTGAGCATCGCCAACCTGCTTGGTCAGCTTCTCAATAGCCTGTGCGCCCTGATCGGTAGTTTCAACGCTCAGGCCATCAACAATGACCTTTCGCAGATTGGAATCGGCCATGTGGCCTCCTTCATTTGGTTGGGCAGGAGAGATAATATCGGGATTGCCCTGATCCCCGATACGGGTGTTTCCTGCGCGCGGATTGTTACCGGGCAGGTATGCAACGTGGTTAAACCTAAGCTCGCCAGATTGCTTATATTGATACGGGGTGCCATCGGGAGCGATGCCATCTTCCCTTTCAATGTCTACAGTGTATCCAGCAGACAGGGCGCGAGCGCCAGGATTAGACCTAAGCTCGTCAACCGCGCTTGCATCCATGATTGCCATGGATGCGACAACATGCTCGCCATCGCGGCTGATAACTCCGCCTACAGTGCCCTTGGCAAGGTCCTTCCAGTTCTTTGCAGTTACCTGCTCAGACGGATGATTCCTAGTGATAGGACGGCCTGCAAGTGAACGCATACTGTCTTTATTGAAGACAATATCAGGGTCACGATAGACGCCGAAAACCTTACTGGCGTCATCGCCAGTCAATCCAAGCTCCGAACCATAATACTGCTGGACGTTCCCAGCCCGCGCGATTCTAGCCTCGCCCACAAGGTAACCGTCCCTAGTGAGGGAAAGGCCGCTTGCGTCTACGGTATAACTATCGGCTACTCGGATCATGGGTATCACCTCAATGCCACTAGGCGCATTTTACTCATTGTTAGCAGAATTACTAGTGGGGTCGCTAGTCGGATTATCCTCGCTGCGCATGGCCTCTTCTACGGCAGCCTCAAGACCTGGCATAACCCCATTCTCAGTTAGCATATTCACTGCCGCCTTACTAAGAGCATCTGAATTGATAACATCGGAGTCCTTAATGGTCTTGATTGTATCAGCAATCACCTTTCCAATATCTGCCTCCTCCTTCTTGGTCGGCTTCCAGATATTGTTCCAGATGTAGTAAACATCGGATGGGCGACGGCCTAGGGCATTCCACAGCAATAGCTCATCGAACTTAGCCATTGCAGGGCTGAACTCCTGCGACTGAATAGAGCTAACTCGTTCGCTCCAAACTCGGCTTTCGGCCTCGCCCTTATTATTTAGACCGCCCTCGGCGTTACCGAACAGGATGGATCGCGGGATTCCAGATGCGCCGGAACACTCCTGCTGGAACTCGCGGATAAGCTCAGGTACGCCAGCGAAGGTGGCATTGTGGCTGTGATAGGTCTGCGCCGCATCCATTAGCAGCGTCTTGGTGATGCCCTTGGCCTGAACCTGAAGGCTAATCATCTCCAAGACGGACTGCGCATAGTCATTCTCGCGCAGCCTTTCCATCAGGTCAGGTACGCCGATAACGTCAACCTTGGACTCAAACACCAGCTCGCCAGCATTAGCCGCCGTGGACTCATTGCGCAGCAGCGGCGCCATGCACGATACCAGTACGGAATCGCCCCAGCCGTTATTGATGCTGCCAGCCGCATCGGTGTCGGGGATTGGCTTGCCCATGAACCGGATCAGGCGCGACGGGTGAATCTCGATCTGCACATCAGCCGTACTCAGCCGGTAGAACTTAGGTTGGCCGAAGTATTCAGAGGCAATGTCGTTATCCCGCTCGCCACCAGATAGCTGCGACTTAGTGAATACCGTCAGGTACTTAACCTTCTCAGTCTGCACGTTCAGCGGCTTACTAACATCCGCCGCATTGGTCCCGATATAGACAGCAGCACCGCCCAGCAGGTCGCCTAGCTTCTTTGCCTGGCGAATCTTCCCTTGCAGGCCCAAGTCACGCTCTAGCTTCTCAATACGCTCAATCTGACGGCCCTTGGCCTGCCAGTTTCGCCATGCGCGGGTGCAGTCGAATGCCGGAACGTCGATAATCCGACCGGCAACCCAATTCTGCCGGTAAGTAGCCATTAGCTCATGGTCGGAATACGCACGATCCACGAAAGTAGAGTTGGCCGACTTAGCGCGAGTAGTTCCTAGGCCAGAAACTAGGTTAACTAGGTTGTCTGTTACCAACATTTTACTATCGGCCATGGCCTGCCCGCGATTATCAATTGGCGCGAGTATACCATCGGATTAGAAAATGCAATACGAAAGAAAGGGGCCGATTGGCCCATGTCTATTTGTTGCTAATTACTTGATGCTCATTTGCCAACCGCCTGGCTGTCGATCATGGCCAGTAGTTCGTCGCATTCCGCAACACTTGCATTTTCAGACGTGAGTCCATGCGAGATGTATTCGTTTCGCTGGGCTTCAACGAAGGGACGGAACGGCCCCAGGTCCACGGCCTGCGCGGGCGGATTGGCAAGTGCGCGAATCCGATCCGGCAATGCGCGGTAGCGCTCCTTAGCGTCGTCCCGGTAGATGCCGTAATCATCCCAGCCGCTGTCGGAAGCCAAGTACGCGCACGCATCGGAAACGCAGCTTTCAACATCGTCAGACAGTTGCTCAATGGCCTCAGCCACCGGCTCCCCCACCGGCTGGCGGGCGGCGAGGGCGGTGCGCGCGTAGTCACGCATCTGCTTGGAGGTGAAGTAGTAATCGCAGGGCTCAGCGAACCCTTTTTCACCGCGAATCATGCAGCTAACCGAGTCAACCTCTTCGGGAAGAGGTGGCAGTTCTAGTACGTCCGGGTTGTCCGGCATCGGCCCCCACTCGCCGGACTGCACGCGTTGATCGAACGCAGCCCGCTCAGCTTCGGCTTTCCCACGGAGAGCGGCTGCCATCTTTGCCATAGGCGAGTCATCCCGCTGACCACCCGGGGAGGGCTGGGCGGAGAGGGCGCGCGTATTCCAGTGTTCTGTCATCGAGGTCCGCAGCCAATCGATTCCGTAGCGGAGGGTGCGCTGGTGCCGCTGGATGCAGCCCATGCTCTT